GACAGAGGGCGGGTAGAAGTTGTTGGAGGCGGCGAAATAGAGCTGGTATTCGACGCCCTTTTCCAGCGGAAAATCGCCCATGTCCAGCACAACGTCGTTGTAGCCGCGGACAATGTCGGTGAACTTGTCCACTAGGGCGGTCGTGGAGCCGTACTTGCGCAGGACGGTGCGCATCGTACCCGGCACATAGCCCTTGACGCGGAACTCCAGCGAGCGGAGTCGCAGGCCCGCTTTCTTGGCAGTCAGCGGCATAAAGAACTCGTATTTGGCGGGATAAGCGTCCCATGCAGGAATGTCGCCGCTTTCATTTTTCGCAGTAACAACTTGAATGTTTTGCTGTACAATCCTTGCAGAATAAGGTGCGCCAACGATACCAGCAAGCTCTTTCATGCCGCTTTCAATGCGGTTGTAATCGGTGTAGCTGAGCGCACCTTTCATACCAGAAGCCCATTCTTGCTGCTCCTCTTCTGTCCATGTGCCGGTTCTGGCTTTGGCTGTTAGCTCTTTTACACGGTCAATATCTGCCTGTGTGCGGTCTGTAATCCACGTTGCCATGTAATCACCTTTCAAAAAACCAATTTGCCATTGGCATCGATTTGTGTGGTTTCGGGCAGGGTAAACGAAGGATGTGCGCAATAATAGAGCAAATTAGGCCCAAGGGTAGCCGTATGACCCCACAATACTGAAAATCCAGAACTTCCATCGATGACAGTGTCTTCAAGAGTTGTAACCATCCTACTCAGAAAATCTTTACGGTCACTGGAATGGTAGTAAGAGGCATACTCGGCACTATAAAGGAAAGGAGTTCGAGTGAACACACGGCAGCTACCATCAGTGATAGCTGCGTTATCAGCAGCAAGCATGGATTCCAATATGCCCTTGGCCTGCGGGAACGAAGTTCCTTCATTGTATTTATAGTCAGGAGAGTTCTTTGTCCAGCCAAAAACGTCATTGCCTTCGCAATCGCCTCCAAATTCATGCGCAGAAGGCAAAAATACAGCTTTAGACATAGTGCTCACCTTGCTACTTCCAACAGAGAAATCCATAGCAGTAAAGCCGGGAGTGTAATAAAATGTAGTGCTGCCAATCGCTTCTTTTTGTGCCGAAGAGAAGGTATTGAGATACTCGCCATTAAGCCATGTATTTATATCGCTCTGTGCATAAGCAGACCAACTGGAGTCCCAATTCATAAGGGTTGGATAACGCTTACGAATTAAAAGCGTACGTCCTACCCCGTTCAGCTCGCTCTCATAGCCATGCTTGGCAACAATGAACTCCACGACGTTGTTACCCTCGTCCATGAGCACTGTCTTACCCTCCGGAATATTGGAAAGATAATATTCAGTGGTGAGGAACGAACAGCTGGCAGAATTGCCGCCAGCAGAAGCAGTAACGATAGCCGCGCCGGGGGAGTTCCATTTGACCTGACAAGTGGATTTTCCCTCTGCGTTTGTCAGAACGTGAAGGGAGACGATTCCTTCGGGAGAAGCTGCCCAGTTGATTTTAGGAGAGTCAATAGAAGCAGGGGAGAGGGTGGCAGACAAAATAACGGACTCGCCCCAATCGAGCTGTTCGCTGGTATGGTCAAGAGATATAGCCTGAGCATCTGCCATCATGTACCCCTCTACAGTACCTTTGAAACACCCGTTGAAAGTGTACTTTACATTGGTCGCCAGCAAGACAGCATCGTAATTGAACTGATGGTGAATCTTTACCATATCAAGGGCGTCAATAGTAGGGCTTGCCCGATATGTGAGAGAAGCCTTGCGGCGGTTGGAAAGGACTCCATAAGACTCTGTAAGGGCATTCCTGGATTTTGCAAGGATGCCCTTTGTGAGCATAACATTGCTCAGAGTCTGGCTCACGCCTTTGCCCGAAGGATTTTCAGGATAAGCGTAGGTGGCATTTCCTACGGTGGTCACTACGTTGAGCATATTCTGGGCAAAGGTGATTTCCGGCCAAGAATAATTGTTCAGTACTGGAATGTCCAACACGGGGTTGGAGGCATCGGCTCCGTAGACTCTGTTAATTTTTATCACGCCATCACGAGTCTGGTACAAAGCCATTCCAGCAGCGTTTGCCGCAAGCTGCAAAATATCGGAATTGTGATAAGTAGACTCATCGCTTGTAATGTCGGTGGAGTAATCTTTCAGTTCATCCGAAATATCGAAAGTAATTTCATCCGCTTCCAACAGCTCCAAGGCATCGTAGCACATCTCATAGAGCGTGCCGTATTTTCTTCCGGTGTACTTCGTGCTGGATAGATATAGGAAAGCGTCTCGCGCCTGAAAGGACGCCTCAATACTGTTGGCAGGGACGCTCCACTCCGACAGGAAGAACATTCCTCCGCTCACCCATTCAGTCTTTCCATCAACATCCATTCCATAACGAACGGTGACAGGCTGGCGCTCATAGATGTACTTGTAAATCCCTTGAGGGTTTACGGAGTCCCATGTGCGGTCACTGTTGTCTAAACTAAAGGAAATCGACTCCTGAGAAAGCTGCCCGGAGATAGGGTCTCTTGCAGAAGAATGGCTGTAGGACAAGATTTTGGTCTTGTCAAACACCAGATACCTTCCGATTTTCACTTGCTCGACCCTTACTCTTCGGTCGGGGAGACACCACTTCAGCACCTCTAGCTCTACAGCATCAAACCCGGAAAGTTCTACTTCAACGTCAGAACGAATGGATTTGTTTCCGTTCACAGTCACGGTTTTCAGCTTTTTGGCCCCAAGATATGCGCTGACCGAAAAATCTGTAGCGTATTCGTTAAACGCTGTAGACCAGCAAATTGAAACACCGGGAATCGAAGATTTGTTTTCGCTCGGAAGCTCAAGCCGAATAACAGGATGGTTTGAATCGTCAAAAATCTCGGCGCTCAAAAAACCAGTAGTTCCATACGGAGGAGAAGAAGGAACGATGCCACAGCTTCCATCAAGAACAGTGAGATTGGGCTCTCCTGTGGAATACCTCGAAATGGAAGCGTTATCAGAAAGTGCAATATTGTGAAAGGTGGAGAACGGGGCCGCCGATGACGTGACGATGGTAGCTTTTTTATTGATGCCAGGCTCAGTGATTCCGCAGGTAATCTCTACAAAAGATTCCGGGACGAGTGTTTCGTTAAATTTTTCTTTCCACCTATCGGAGACTTCAACCATGTGTCATACCTCCACAAGAGAAAGTTTGCACCCTGTCCATCCCATCACGCCACCGGTCTTAGGCCCTCTACGCCACATTCCGCCGGTGCGGTCGGAGACGTACATCTGACGGGTGGTATAACCGGCTGTGGCTTGGTTATAGAATTTAACAGTGCAGTAAAAATTCGTGGTGAAAAGGCTCAGGATGTCGGCCCACTGCCGCGCGGTAAGGTAGTTCCATGACATGGAGACCTTTGCCACATCATGCCGCACGACAGCGCCAACAACTTTACCCTGAACATTTCGCCCAGAGTCCACGATCGTGCTAGTCGTTCCCTCGTAAGAGGAGGGTTCCGGCAGCTCTACGCCATTCACCGTAACCAGTGCAGGAATATTGGCCATCTGAACCATCCTTTCTTAGTAAGAGTAAACTTCAGTACCCATAATGGACATGCCACGTTCTTTCTGCGTTTTTTCAACGGAAGCAGTGAGCTGCTTGCCATCAAGGTAAACTTTCACGTCCCTGCCATCAGAAATTTCTTCTCCGTAGCGCTGCCATATATCGAGGAATGCATTGTAGCAGCCGTTGTACACAGCATCTCTCATCTCTTCGGAGTTTCCACTTGCGGCAGAATAGGTGCTGCTATACGAACCAGACCCATAGGTAGAGTCATAGCTGGATGTGCCAGCATACTGAGAGCTGTCGCTATAGTTAGAACGGCTGATACTGCCAATAATGCCTGCGATAGCAGCGGCAATCGCCACGCCACCGGCAACCATTGCAAAGCCAGTAGGAATGCCAAGCACGGACAACGTGCCACCGATTGCTTCCAGCATGGCGGTAAAAGCGCCGCCAATCGTAGTAATCAAACCAGCTACGCCAGCAAGCATCTTCGGGAACTGGCTCAGTAAGCCACCAGACAAGCCTTTACTGATTGCAAGCGCTGCGGTCGAGAGCGGAGTCTTCGATTTAGTGAACACGCTGGTAATGTTCTCGACCATCTTTGCCGCATTTTGTGTGGCAGCGCCAAAATTCTGAGTCAGTGCGCTCACCAGATTTTTGCCAATGGTAGCGGCTGTATTCAGCAGGGAAGAAGCTTGGCTTTTCAATTCTTTGCTCAGTCTTCCAAGCAAATCGCTTGCAACGGACTTGACGCGTTTACGCTGCTCATCGCCCATAGCGCCCCAGATGGAAGCAGCAATAGTAGTGCCGACTGTTTTCCAGTCGCCACTCTGCGCGGCCTGAATGAAAGTTTGCACTGTGCCGAAGAAGTTGGTCTTGAGGTTGTTGTCGAGTTCGGCCCACTTAGAGTCTAGCCCGGAAATGATGCCGTTGACGTAGCTCGTGCCGCAGTCAATGCCATAGTTCGCCATCTCTTCGCCCTTGAGCTTGGTGGCGTCTACGAGTTTATTCATAGCATCGTTGACATAACCGAGAGAACCAGCGATACCGTTTGCAAGACCTTGGTCGATGTAAATACCAAACTGCTCAAAAAGCTTAGAAGGAGAATGAATATCAGTTTCCGTGGTAAATTTGTCAATGATGGCTTTCGCAAGGCCGCCGACAGTTTTCTTGGCAGTCTCGATTCCGTTATTGATACCATTGATAAGTCCTTCTACAATATTTTTGCCATAGTCAAGAAATTTTTGTGGCAGATTTTTTATGGTATCAACAAGGCTGTTCCACGATTTGTCCCAGTTAGTCTTGAATCCAGACCATTTCTGGTTCCACCACTCGCCGACACCTACGAACCACTGCTTCAGCCCTGCGCTGGCTTGGTCGAGTGCTTGAATGGGATGCTGCACAAACCCGGGAAGGCTTTCCCACGCGGTCTGAAAATTGGTCTTGAAGCCTTCCCACTTTTCATTCCACCATTCGCCGACGCCAACGAACCATTGCTTAAATTCGGCACTCACTTTATCAAGTTGAGAAGTGATTTTATCCCAATTTTGATAGATAGCAATTCCAACGTCGGTCATTGCACCAACAATCAGGCCGATCAAAGCGCCGATACCCGTACCGATTGGACCGCCAAGAGAGCCGATGATTGCACCAATGCCTGCGCCAGTAATTGTCGAGCCAAGCGGAATCAAAATTCCGTTTAACGTGTTTAAGCCATTCTTGACAGCGTCATAAACGCCCGTTACAAACATAGGTATGCCGGTTACTACTCCGCCAACTGCTGCTCCAATAATCGCGCCAGCAGTAGAGCCGCCAGCCGCTTTAATGGCCGCGCCAACAGCAGTATTACCAAAGCCGGTCACGATAAACTGAGCAATTCCTTTGCCAAGAATGGCTGCGCCTGTAGTTCCAATCAAAGCGCCAAGAACAATTTCAGCGAAATTCTTTCCATTTACGCCATTTTCAATCGCGTCTTTAATGCCTGTGATCTCAAGAACAATGCCCACCGTAAAAACGCCAAGACCCAAAACAATGGATTTCAGTGTGTTCATTTTGGAGATAGCGTCCACAATATCCGTAATAAGATTTGTGAGTTTCCACGCGGCAAGGGCAGTTGCTACAGTCGCTATAAGAGGAAGCATACTTTTGATTTTCTGCTTCATCTCATCAATAGATGTGCCAACATAGTTCTTGAACATATCGTAGCCGGACAGGTCTACATCGCCCAAGATATTGCCAGCAGATGCACTGCTGCCAGAGCCAGAGCTTCCCTGAGTTGGGTCGATGATGTTGAGTTCATCAAAGCCCATCGTGTAGTCTTTCAAGGCCTTGGCAGCATTCTTTGTGGAATCGGCAGTGTCATCCATTGCATCGCCAATGCTGCCAACGCTGTCAACGCTCTTGGTGAAATCAGTAAACACGACCTTCACACCCATCAGCTTTGCCACCCATTCAACGAACTCTCGAATGAGCTGCACGGCGGCAATCAGCGGGGGAAGAATGGATTTCAGGGCAGGGTAGAGCAGAGAACCAACGGACTTTGCCAGCATATCCAGCTGGGCTTTCAGAATCTTAATCTGATTCGCAGGGCTCTGAATGGTCTGTGCAAGGTTGCCCTGCACATTGGCAGTCTGCTTCATAATGGCGATATAACGCAAAACCGCCTTATCTGCCTGAGACAGACTAGAAACCTGCTTGTTAAAGCCCAAGGCAAGAAGCTCCTGCTGTAACCGCGCCTGAGACAGGTCAACGCCAAGACGGCGAATAGGTTCAATCTCGCCAGAGATAGCAGAGGACATTGCGGTAAAGGTTTCGGCAACATCCTTGTTCCAGTAAGAACCTTCGTCATAGGCAAGCTGAGTCAGGTTCTTAGATAGAATGTATGCTTTGTCGCTGGCCAAACCGAACGAAGTACCCAAACTCTGAATGGTAGCCATGTAGGTCATCGCTTTGGTCGGGTCAACTCCAAGCAGACCTTGCATCTTGCTAATAAGCGTATCTGCTTCACCACTCAAATTGCCCATGGCATTATGAAACAGGTCTGTCGCTTCGTAAAAGTCATTGAACTTCGCAACAGCTTTGCCAAGATACTCAGCAATAGCTTTCAGCGAAACCAGCTTTTTTGCAGACAGCATGAAACCATTCAGCTGGGCGGAAAGGCTCATGTAGCTTTTTTTCTGCCGTTCGTTGGCGGCAGTCACACGATTTGCCTGCGTGACCACTTTGCTCAACTGTGGCGGCAGCTTTGCAAAGGCATTGCCCACCTTGTCGAGCTGAGATGCGAGGGGAGTAATGGCAGCGGAAATCTTCTGGCAAGAACTTGCAAAAGAATCGAGGTCGGTGGCTTTCAGCTTGTCGGTCAGGTCAGGGATTTTCCCAATGGCATTGACAGCACTGCCGATTGCTTTTAAGCCGGAAGCGTCCAGAATGGACAGGGGAGCCATTGCGTTTGTCAGTTCAGTAATGCTGCCGGACATGGAGTAGAAGTCTACACCATTCAAGCCGGACACGGCGGCAGGAATTTTCTTGATGGCGTTGACAACGCTGTTAATGCTTTTTACGCTGCCGGAAAAGTTTGCGTTGCCGATGCCATTCAGAAAATTCGTGATGTTGTCCAGCCCAGACAAGCCGGTGGATGCCTGTTTCAACGCAGAAATGGAAGCGGACAGCTTATCAAGGCTGTTCACAACCTTCGTGACGTTGCCCTTTGTCCGCAAATTAGAAATGGCGGTAGCGAGCTTGTCGATATTAAGCTCCGCACCGCTGGATTCCGCAGAGATTTCTACGGATAAGCTTGTAATATCAACATCAGCCATCACTACCACCATCCTTTTGCTCCATCATGGAGAACATCATACGTTTGATTCGCTCCTGTGCTTCCGCAGCACGTTGGTATTCATACTCTTCTTTCTCCTTTTGAGTAAGGGGAATCGGTTTATCCATGTACTTGATGGGCTTAGACCCTTTCTTTCGGAACATATTGCCAACCGTAGAGGAAAGCGCAGATGCCATGTAAAAGCCATTTCTCCAAGCTTCTGCGTTGGCTCTGCGCTCCCGCAGCTCTTCTGCGTCACGGTAGACCTTCGCCAGCCAGACATCGCCGTACCAGAACTGGTCGTATGTCATGCCGATAGAGATGTAATAGGCTTCTACATCATGGAACAGCTTGGAGAAGGAGAATGGCTCTCCCTCACCATCTGCTTCCTGAGATTGTGCGGTTACACAATCTCCCACGTTGCGTTTTTTGCGGTCTTGTCCTCGGTGTCAGTTGCCAGCAGAGACTTAGAAGCGTCCATGAACATCTCAAGCAAAATGCCCATCAGCTCTTCCTTCTCCTCGGTATGCTGGAACATCTCGTCAACGTCCTTGCGCTTGATGCCCTTGTTCCGTGCAATGAAAGCGCCGTAGAACAGAGCACGGGAGTTGGACAGCAGATTAATCATCTGAGTGTACTGGCCAATCTGAAAGCCTGCACGTTCGGCGGCTTCCACACTGTCACGGGTGAAAGTCAGTTCATAAGTGTTCTTGCCATCAGGGGAATGATAATTGATAACCTTTGCAGCCATAATAAATGCTCTCCTTTATAAATAGGGGCAGAACCAAATCCGATGTTCAGTTCTGCCCATTTTGATTGATTCGATTTTGCGGTTTAGCCGCCAGTGACAGTCAGGGTCTCGCTGAACTCGGGTTTCTTGGTGAAGATGCAGTTGATGGTCATTTCCACAACCTCGTCCACGCCAAAGCCGGACAGACCGACCTGGTGCATACCCTGCCAAGTGAAGCCGGAGCCGTCTTGCATCTTCAGGGCGTAATACTTCACGGTGTTGCTCTCGGAAGTCTCATCGTAGCCAGCTTCCTTGACCTTCTTGTAGTCATTCTTGTTGTAGTTGGCAGTAAAGGACTTGGTGTCGCTCTGGATGATGCCAAAGATGTTGACCTGCATGGGGTCAGACAAGGTGGTGGCATCCAGAAGGTTCGGCTCAGAGATCAGGTCAGGCACATCCTTGATGTCGCACAGCTTCGTCAGGGCGGTTGCGCTGTCGCCACAATACAGGGTGGTATTCAGACCGGAGATAGCAGTACTCATAGAATGTTTACCTCCTTAATTTCGGTAAATCATTCCGTCCTCTCCGATTGTTGCCCCATAGCTGCAATCAATCCGATAGACGGAATTGTTGTACAGCCCATTCAACGGGGCAAACGATTTTCGATAGAAATTGAGCGGTTCCAATACAGAATCCACGATGCTCACAATGGAGCAGGCTTCTGCTTTGCGTCCGCTGGTTTTGTTGGAATAGACACGCACACGCAGGGAAACAGCGGCGTACTTGCTGTGATCGGCAGAATCAAGATGCACAGGCAAATTGTTGTTTTCTTCTATCTGCACACACGGAAACCTCTTAACAGGGCTGTCATTAATTTCGCTAGTAACGAAGATACCGGGAACTTGCTTTCGCAGTTCCTTAGCAACAGCCGTGTAGATAGAGTTGAAATAATCAATCAACTATTCCAGACCTCCCTCCACGTTGCTTCCACCTGAGAAGCCATTTCTTCAACAGCCCCCCACATAGCCATAGCTGGTTCGTTGCCGCTGGTGTAGTTCAACTGGCCCTTGCCGGGAACGGTATCCACATAGGTTCCGGCATTACCGGGGTCACCGTAGTAGTACCAACGTCTGCCAGCACCCTTGCCTTGACCATAGGAGCCATGCGCACCAACACCGGGCGGCAGTTCGCCGCCATATCCGTTGTGATGTACACCGGTACCAAACTCGATAAAGGCGACTGACTTGCCCTCTGCAATGATGGTGCAAATGTTTCCGTTCTGCTCAACACGACAAGAGACATCGTTGCTACCGGCATATTCTGCATTTGCAAAGCGAACTTTCGCCACATCAAGCCCTTTGTCAGCCAACGCCTTTGCAAACTCCTGCGCCTTTTTGTTCAGGGTGGTCTTGTACTCCCGTATCTGACGTTCCGCATCACGAAGTCCGGCATCGCTCAACCTCACTTTAATTTTCACTTGCAGCCACCTCTTTCAGCGCATACAACGTGTCCGTAATATGCTCTGCGACCTTGACCACAGTGTAATTGAAGGGCTTTGAAACGTCCGTCTGAAACCAGACGCGCGTGCCTTCATAAAGCGGTGTGTTGCGCTTTTTGCTGGACGAACTAACAACATAGCTGTAATCCGTAAACGCTCCAAAAGGGTTTGCTTCCGCAGAACCAGTGGGCGGGCTGACATTCAGCATCAGCTTTGCGGGTTCGCTCCACGATTCGTATGCGGATTCGCCAGTCTCGTTTCCCCACTCGTCCACAACAGGCGTTTTCTCGCCAACCGGGTTTGAATACCACAGCGGGCGCTTGTCCAGAGGGCTTCCATTGAACATCAGCCGATAACACCTACTCTCGGAACAACTTCATTCAGCAGGGACTGCGCCACATCGGAGCTTTCCCACACACGAGTGATACCATTGTTGGTATAGCTCGTCTGTCCGTTTGCGCCGATGTGGTTGTACAGTTCCGCTGCAATGCGTATCTGCAACGACTGATACTGCAAGGGCAACTCGTCCGGTCTGTTGCCAAAGGGGTAGCCCTGCGCAAATATCTTGTCCTTGGCGAAATCAAGCAGCAGGTCGAAGAGTGGGTAGTCCTCTTCCGTGACTTCACGGTCAAGTGCAGGAGCAATGTACTGCCCCAGCTTGACTGCCGCTTCGGAATACTGGTCTCCCATGCTGCTTTCCTCCTTTCGCCTTAGTAAGCCTTAATGCAGTACACAGCGTCCATACGCTCAAAGGACGGCAGGACGATTTCAGAGACGTAGATGTTGGTGTTGACAGGATGCACGGTCTGTTCGGTTGTAACGGCAACGCCGGTGTTCACAACGGAAACCTGTGCGTTGGAGATGCCAGCCATCAGATCGGCTTCTTCGGGAGTGGCAACATAGTACATATTGCCCAGAGAACCAGAAGGAGCCAGCACAACATAGCCATCGGGCAGATACTTCTCGGCAGCAGCGGTCTCTTCCGGCTTGAACATCTTGTCATACAAATGAATGCGAATGCCGGATGCACTTTCGATAACAGAACGAGCTTCGGAATCAACCAGAACGGCGGTAGTGTTCTTCATAACCGTCAGGAATCGGTTCTTGATTTCATCCGCAGCAATCATCTTGTGGAAAGTGTTCGTGTTCATGTAAGCTTCAGCAATGATCTCGCCCGTGTTTGCAAGAACAGTGTTTGCGGCATTTGTCATCGTAGCGATGGGGGTTGCGGTGGTGGGAGCGTCCCACTTCTCCTTGGTGGTCAGAGCCTTGTAATTGGACTGCTGCCAAGTGCCGTCCGGGTCGTAATCGTAGACGTAACTCACGCCGTTGGATTCGATGGAGATGCCGGGCTTGCCAGTCTTAGGAGCCAGAAGCTGCCACACCATTCGCTCAGGCACAATGCGAGCACCGGTAATAAGCTGCGCGGTATCATCGTAGACACGATTGATAACATCTGCCGCAAACTCCTGATTGGTAGCCAGAACAGAAATAATCTTGCGGCGATCTTCCTCGTCAATGTGAGTGCCCTCACGGAAGAACGGCATACTGGTCTCGGTCATCTTGATGCCCTGACGAGTACGGAACGTAGCCTTAGTGTCGAACACGCTAGGCTTCAGCGAAACGCCAACGCCCTTGTGACCACGCAGCCACTTCAGTTCCATGCTGACTTTCTTCCGAGCAGGGAACAGAGCATCAGAAGCATAGGGCTGCGCATTGGTCGGGTCGTTCGTCCAATAGGCGGCAATCGCAGCGGGGGAGAAGATTTCATTCAGATTCAGTGCCATAATTTAGTCCTCCTTACTCGCTCTTTGCGCCAACATCAGTACGGCAGAAAACGGCAGGAACAGCCTTTTTCAGAGCGGCAATATCGTTTGCAGAATAGGTAAAGCCGGACAGCTTTGCCTTGTCCACATCAATAACGCCCTGAATCAGCAGTGCGCCATTGGGGTTGACGGCAGGGTCAACGGTGTGCAGCAGAATGCCAATGGCATCAGTAGCTGCGTCAGCAGCGCTAGTGCCAGTAGTGGCAGCAGCTTTCAGGCCAGTCTTTGCCATGGGATAACCAGCCGGAACGGCATTGGTTTCCTTGACGGTAAAGGGAATGGCAACGTAGGTATCAGCAGCCAGAATAGTGCTTTCAGGAGCCGATACCGGAGTATTGGTGTACTTCATGTTTTCCTCCTTAATGGAAAGCAGTCATTGCGTCACTTGATGCCTTGTTTGCGTCTGCACGCTCCTGTGCGAAGCGTTTAGCAAAGGCAACACCTGCGCTATCTGCGCTGTTACCATTGCCATCCGCACCCGGGGGCGTGGGCATATCTTTCAGCAGAGAAGCCTTATATGCGGTGTCATGGGCGGTCATAAACTCCGACTGGAACTTAAATACCTTGTCCATGTCGCCGTCAGCCAGTGCAGATGCAGCCTTGCCAGCCAGTTCAGCGTCATAGCCCTGTGCAACGAACTTCTCACGGTAGGATGCAAGGGTCTTTTCCTTGACGAGGTTCTCCTTGTCGGCAGTCAGGGCTTCAATTTGCTTCTGCATTTCTGCCAGCTTGTCAGCCTGTTCCTGCGCAGCATTCTCGTCATCGGTACGCTTTGCTTTGAGCTGCTTCTTGTACTCGGCAGCTTCGCCGTTGGCTTTCGTCACGGCGTTGCGCAACTTCTCAATCTCTGCATTAGGGTCTGCAACCTTTTCCAGCGCAGAAATGATTTCATCGGCGGTCATGCCTTCTTTGTAGGCATCACCAAGTAACACACTGAGTTTCATATCGTTAATTTCCTCCTGCGTTTTTTTACCGTTGCTTCCCTGCAACGCTGCGAAATTTGTATCCCGGCTTCCCTGCCGGAATATATCAGCCCGCTAATGCGGATTGATTTTTAGTCGATTAGTTCCCCTGCTCCGTTGTAAACCAGTTCTTCTTTCGCAACATCAGAAGCGGCGAAAACGGTCGGAACAAGATAGACTGGAACGCCATACAACTTTGCAGCATCAATTTCTACAGTACAGCCGTTATACTGAAAGGCGTTATCGCCGCAAATGCCGATAAAATAATCAGCCTGTGCGAGAAGTTCGATGCTCTTGCCAAGATACCAAAGCCCTTCAGTTCTGCACTTAGGCGGGTTATCTTCGATATAGGTCGGGATAACCTCAAGGCTTTCACCGTACACTGCTTCGGCAATCTTGTGCAAACGGTCAAACGTCATCCGAATATTTTCTTCCGACCGATTTTTCATCGGGCAGGAAATAAACAGCTTCTTCATTTTTGCTCTCCTTCCTTTACATTAGTCTGTTCACCAACCATTTTGCCGTTGTTGGCAATATGGTCAGTCGGCTGTTCATGCGGTTTCGGAGCTTTCCCATCCTCGTCCAGCTTGCCAGAGGCAATAAGGAAGGGTTTGCTCATTTCGTAAGCAGCCTGCGGGTCAGGGAACAGACCGGGCGTAGTAAATGCCAGCTGCGGGTCAATTGGCTGCTGAATCATCTGTGCAAAAATCTGAACCTTGCTCTGCTGGTTATCGTACTGACGGCGGGGCAGCTTGATGTTGATGTCACTTGCCATCAGCTTAGAACCAGCCGTGTCACGCAGGATTTTCAGCATCACAGACAGGCTTTGACGTTCCGAGAACTTGAACATATTCTCGTACTGCTGCGCCCTTGCTTCTGTGTGATTCCAGCCGTTGCGGACGATAACTGCTCCCACGTTGTCAGACGTTGCATTCTCGCTGCCAGTAGCACTAGGCATGGCAGTCAAACTGCGGTACACGTTCAACATGGAATCAAGCAAGGTCTGGCTTTGCTGCTGGTCAAGCTCGTTTGCAATCTGTGAAACAGAAGCAGGCAGACCAGCGGTGGACTTCAGACACATTGCGCCAAGTTCCTTAACCTTGTTGAGCGCATCCTCGTCCACAAGACAGTTCGTAAACACCATGATGGACTGAATGAACTGCGCCACACCGTCCAGACGGTTGCTTTCTAGGTCGTTGATGGCATCCAGAACAGGAATAGCCGGTTCAAACAGACCCATACGCTCCGGGTTGAGCTTGTATTCGACCATCGGCAGCATTCCAAGAGAATGGTTCTCCGATTTTGTGACCTTGCCGTTGTCGATTTCAAAATACTGGTTTGGCGTGTACACGCAAATCAGGTCGTTCAAGTCGTTCTGATAATTGCGTGGGATGTGCAGAACATTGGCGATGGGCTTGTGTCCGATGCCGGAGTTGTAAATCACATACGCCATGTCCGGGTCTGGAACATCCACCAGCAGGGGTGTTTCGTCCGGGTAGTTACCGCCATATCCCTTGTCAGGAAGAACGATGCGGTATCCCTGTCCGCACTCCAACATCCACTGCCAGAGCCGCCGATCGAGCGCATCCTTGCCCTCATACTGCAAAGCATTGGACAGCCGGGCGATTTCCTCACCGTCACCTGTTGCCGTTTCAGACCGCACATAAGAGCAGGGAGTGCCGCTCATGTAGCCTGTGTAGAAGCCAACGCACTCGTTGGCGTGGTTCTCTACAATGCGGTTTGTGATTTCAGCGTGGTATTCCTTTGTGCGGAGGAGGACAGGCTGGCTGCCTAAGTAGTAGTTGTGCAAAAAGCGAATCTCATTCTTGTTCAGCAGATGAATAGGCTCTGCCTTGCCCATGACAACTTTCAGCACGTTCGTCTGATTGATTTCCGTCTCCGGCGTTTCAATCGGTCTGCGTCCGGTCAGCGGATTATTCAAAAAGCCGCCAACGACCATCTGATACTCAGCCATTCGTTCCTCCTTCCTGGCAAAATAAAAAGCGCAGCAAGAAAAACCTGTTAAGGTCTATCTCACTGCGCCAAAACTGCGCTTCAAAAGCTATTTACTTTTCGGGTGGATGGATAATTTTAACCCATCCTTCTTTCGTGTCCCCTTCGATAACACCCTTGCATCTGTCGCACTTGAAATGGTATCGTCCGTCCACTTCGCCAAGATAGCGATTACAGCGGACGTTCTTGTAAATTGGATTCTGACGGATACAAGGACAGCAGATTCTAACCAGCATGAGCGCTCCTTTCGTTGGATTTCTGGAAACAGGCTGTTTGGCACAGACCCGTCAGAAGCCACCGGGAAACTGTTCGCACTTCCGGTCGTGCTATTCTCCGCCTAGAAAAACCATTGCAGCTGCTTCATTCTGCTGTCGGACAGATGTTGGGCTGCAATTTTGGTGTTACATAATGGATTTGAACCAATGTATGTCCGGTTATGAGCCGGATGCTCTAGCCGTACTGAGCTAATGTAACACAGAAACCCGGCTTGATTGTTTAACCGCTGCTCTTTGTAATGTCATGCCTAAACATCACATTGAGAGCCGGGAATAGCGGTGGAGGTTTTGGAGAATAAGTCCATGCAAAGCTAGGTAGTTGGTTGTGCTGCGTAACGGAATCGAACCGTTGCTTGCTAGCCGTGGGGGAGACAGGCTGGCATTCCCCAAACAATTGGAAACGCAACATATAAAGTCCGGTGAAGGCGAAAGAGTGAGAAAACCTTCACCGGTGAAAGGAGGAATATGCTTGTTGACACGCACGCGAGTAAAAATGACAAAACCCCTCGTGCAAGCTATTCCTTTAAGGGAAGTTGCAAAACTTCCTGCGTACATTATAAGCCTTGTCAAGTGGTAAAATCAAATAAATAGACCCAGCGAACACAATATATTGTGTTTTTAATCAAAAAGGCCTCTTGACAGGCTCAATTTTACTGATTCCGTTGTACAGTTCATCGGCAAGCTGCGCCAAACTGTCCGGTGCATCATCGTGCGGGACTTTGCCAAGCTGCGTGAACATCGTCACTTGCTCCATGAACGCCTTGTACTCTTTCGACTGGTGTTTCTCGTCAAGGAAGTAAAACCGCTTGATGTCCGGCGCATACTGGATGATTCTAGACAGCTTGCTTTGACCGCTGGGCACACGCTGGCTGCGGACAGAACAGTGGTATCCCTGCTGCCGGAGCTGGCTGTCCACCACGTCACAGTATTCATCACCGCCGTTGTTGGCTTCGCCACGCACCACGTTGATTTTATGTTGGATAATTTTGCCCACGACTTCTGGTCTGGTCACGGTCTTATCGCCGTTATTGAACACGAGATCAGGAATGAACACAGCATCTCCGTACACATAAGCGATAGGACAGGCGGTAAAGTCACCGCCACCCCATGCAATATCCATGACCATGAGTTTGCGATCAGGGTCTCCATCAGGCAGAACGCCGTTAAAGTATCGCAGTTCATCGGCAGGAAACAGCAGACCTTCACGCACATAGGGCTTGCCCATGTACTTTGCCCACCATGTTGCATCGTCAATGCTGGCTTTCATGTCGGCATAGTAGGCATCATCAAATCCCACGCCGTAGTCATAATTAAAATTGCTGTGTCCGTTCTCATTCACAGCTGGAATCACCCGGAATCTGTACTTTGGATTGTCTGCGTACTGGTTCTGGATGCGCCCCAGAGGGTCAAGCACGTTCCAGCGTGTGCCGACCATCAGCTCCAATGCGCCCTGCTTTTTACGGTCTTTCAGCTGGTTCAAGTAGGCATCATACTTGTTGTTCAGACGCTCAACGTTCAGGCTTTCTTCCAAGTCCTCAATCAAGTCATCGCTGTACAGAACGCCGCCCTCGCCGATTTCAACAGCACCAGTCAGCGTACCGCCAATGGAGCGGCAAGTAAGGGTAGGAAAACGCTTTTTACGGTTCAGGTCAACGCTTTCGTCCTTTGCGCTCTTATCCACGAGCTGAACGTCAGGAAAGATTTTGCCCCAGTTATAGGTAACGGGGTCAGTGATGATGGACAGCACTTCGCCGTAGAAGCCATTGGTCAGCTTGTCAGAATGTCCGCTCATGACCGATGCAACGTCCGGGCGGTTGCCCATAAGCCATGTGATGAAGAAAATGCACAGCGTACTCTTGCCTACGCGAGCCGGAAGACTGACCCCCAAGAAATCTATCCGCTTATAGAACAAGTCCTCTAGGTCGTCTGCCAGCACTTTTAGCACTCTGCGTCTGGGCTGATAGAACTTCTTCTCCGGCGCACGATTCCATTCAAGGTAAATGCAATAGCTGTCGAACACATCTTTTGCTTCAAGCAGGTATGTCCGGCCGATAATGTCATAAACCTTCGCCACGTCCTCGCCTGTTTTCATCTTGCCCATCATTGCTGCGCAGACAGAGCGCAGCTCGCCAGAGTATTTGTAGGCATCGAACCGCTTGTCTTGCGGCATGGCATCTCTTAGGTTCACGACCGCCTGAAACCAGTCCTCGTAGACCTGTGCTTCTGTCGGATTTCGCTTTGCATACACTTTGATGCTGTCAATGATGGCGATACACTGCTTTGGCTGCATAAAAAAATAGGCACCCCCTACCTGAAAATGTAAAGAGTGCCTACAACTGCACAAAAATCAAATATTCGATTTTATAATTTTGCTTCAGAAAATTATTTACTAAAATCCATCTTAATAAATGGGTTTCTCAGTTTATTTGACTTCTTCCGCAAGCTGGTTTAGCCTGCGCTTCAACTCGTCCGCATCGTAGTACAAGGCGTCTGCAACGGCGTTGAGAATATCGAGCTTGTCGGTGTAATCACACAGCGTTTCAATCAGTTTCAAGCTCTGATCTGACAATTTTACGGGTTTCATGCTTTATTCCTTTCTTTGACTATGTAAAGTGGGCTTCGGTTCTTCATCCCCAAGCATCAAATTGTAATGAAGATACCTTTCAATGATGTCAGATCAGACCAGCCCCTGCAGCATCAGCTCTCATTTTGACAAGTTCTTTTTTGAGTTCAAAGTTTTTGCTGTATTGCCCCATAAACGACAGGACATTCATTTTCTTTTGGTTGTTTGGAAAAATAAATTCGTCCGAAACACCGTCTTTTGAAACGCTATAAAAATCCTTTGATATATGCTGTTTCTCTAATTTGACTTCAAATCCATGTTGCAGCAGCCAAGAAATTGCGGCTTCTTCATGCTTGCTAAAATCCCATTTCTTGTTTTCGAGACCTTGTAAAATAGCTTTCATGTTTTACTCCTTTCACCTGTTCTGTTCAGCAATCCGATACCATGTCTGGCGGGTCACACCAAGCTGTTTTGCGGCATCGGTGACGGTCAGCAGACGTTTTTCCACCTGCTCGTGCAGAACATCAAAGAGGTTGCGGTCATACTCGGTGGGTTTGCGGCCTTCCCTATAATCGGGGCGCTGACTGGCAATCTTTTTGCCCTCTCTGGTGCGTTCAACAATCATGTCACGCTCAAACTGGGCAAATACAAGGAACATACCTCTCATAGCCCTACTAGCAGGGGTGTTGTCCATCACACCAAGATTCAGCACGTTCACCCGGATTCCTTTTTCAATCCATGAATCAATCAATTCATAGCCACCGACAAGACTTCTGGCGACACGATCTAGCTTTGTCACAACGATTGTATCGCCGCTCTGGACTTCCGCTTCCAGTTTGTCCAGTTCTTTGCGTTCCATCTTTGTCCCGGTATAGACTTCTTTGAAAATCTTAGTCGCTCCAGCAGCTTTAAGGGCTTCCTCTTGCGATTCAAGGCTGTTGCCGTCAATCGCCTGTCCAGCGGAACTGACACGAGCGTAACCGTAGATCATTTAGATTCACCGTCTCTTTCAAGAACCTTAAGAACAAATTCATCCGATGCAACATCAGCACCAATAGGCTGAATTACGATTTGGTATTTCATTTCTTCCAAGAGCATTGCCATTGTTGACAACTTCAAATCATCCGCATTAACACGGTTTGTCACATAAGAAGAAACTTCATACTCCATTTGTCTTGCAAGAGATGCAGAAGTATATCCTCTGATTTTCATAACGGAGCGAAGAATGTCCCCGGAATTGACTTTATTTTTGGTTGCGCCGCCTTTTTTCTTCTCTGCCATTTTTACCAGACCTCTCTTTCAGCCCCATGATAACACATTCTCGTGTCTATGTCAACATCTTCTTGTGTTTTTTGCGAAATTTTTACTATCAATAGGGTGGTCAAACGGCTGTAAACTTTTTCGTTGCTTTACAAACTGTATACTTGAGTAGTAGCCTTACGAATTATCGAAAAATATCTTTTGAGTTACTATCACTAGGGTAAACTAATCCGTTTACGGAAGTACTATCAAATAACGTAAATTTACGTTAGAATGCGTAAAATCTCACAGATGTGTGACTGAATTATACAAATTGGGCTGTTGACAACTATATACCAAGCGTCTATAATCTAAGACAGCAAAACACACGATGAATCAGACAACTACGGTAGATTTATCCTTTGTGGCATAAAAAAATAGGCCGTCAGCTCACCGACCAAAGTAGCGCTGACGACCTATTCCACCACAAAACAGAAGCTGCACCACCAAGGGCGCAGTCTCGGTTTCTGTCAATCATTATAGCAGAAGCAGACGGTTTCTGCAATAGAAAGGAGAAAAAACATGAACTTTCCCACGACAACCGAAGAATTTCTGAAAACCCTCGCCAACGGCAAAGAGCCGACCAGCGAAGACAGGGAGTACGCAGAAGCATTGGGCAAGCTGTCTGAACTGAACTACCGGGCAGGGTACGAAGCCGGAGCAGCCAAAAACAACAATTAAATTTTGTGCAAATCTACAAACTTTTTGATTTTGTACAGATACCAGTACTACATTAAGCGTTTGCGTAATTGACAAACCACAACATATTGCATATACTGGTTGCACCCACATGAAGGGAGGTGAGTTTATGTACAGTCCTTATCTCGAACGGCACAATCACACGTTCACTGTTGCGCTGACTGAACGGCAGTTTCAGTGGCTGAAAGCCTATTGCACCGAACACAAGGTCGCACAGGCAGCAGCCATCCGTGACACATTCTTTGAGGTGCATCCAATCCCGGAGACCAATGAAAACGAAAAATGATACGTCCGCTGAAGTTTGGCGACAGAAGCGAACGTATCATGTAAACCCTGAGAGAAGCATTCTCTCGCTGTTATTATAGCAGAAAATCGCTTCTCTCACAAGTGAAAAGGAGCTTTTTAATGCAACTTTCTTTGTCTGAGAACATCAAAATCTTCAACAACGCCGAGTTTGGCGAAATTCGTGCCGCACTTATTGACAACGAACCGTGGTTTGTGCTGAAAGATGTATGTGTAGCATTTGGAGAAACCAATTATCGACGCGTTGCCGCCAGATTAGATGATGAAGAAAAGGGTGTGTCACAAATCAACACCCCAGGCGGCACACAAAGCATGACTGTTGTGAATGAAGCTGGGCTTTATTCTGCGTTGTTTGCAATGCAGCCAGAGAAAGCTCGTGGTGTCAATGAGGAATATATTTCCAATAGACAAGAGCAATTAAAGAAATTCAAGCACTGGGTCACTCACGAAGTCTTGCCGTCCATCCGTAAGCATGGGATGTACATGACCGACAACCTGTTGGAGACGGCTATTGCCAACCCGGACTTTGTGATCGGGCTGATTCAGAACATGAAGGCCGAAAAGGAAAAGAGCGCAGCGTTACAGATGCAGAACAAGCAGCTCTGCGAGAAGAACGAGGAGATGCAGCCTAAGGCAGACTACTTTGACGACCTCGTGGCGTGGAACTTGGCTGTTTGTTTCCGTGGAACGGCAAAGGAACTGCGTATTCCTGAACGCAAGTTCATCCAATCGCTTATTGAAGATGGTTACATTTACCGTGACAAGAACAGAAATCTCCTGCCGAAAGCTGGCAAAGGTGACGAACTGTTTGTCGTTAAGGAATTTCTCAATCGGAAGAATAAGCATGGCGGTTTGCAGACCAGAGTAACGCCGAAAGGCCGTGAGACGTTCCGTCTGCTTTATGCAAGCATCCGTAGAAACGGATAATTGAGGTTTTTCTGAAAAATCCGAAAAACTCACACGGTGAACATTTTTGTTCTCCGTGAAATAGTCCAACAGAAAAGCCAGTGGTTAGAGAACATCTAGCCGCTGGCTTTTTGTGTTATGCGTTAATCTTGAATAGCAACCACTTCATAAGAGCTATAACCAGTAAATCCACTCAATGGATAAAGCTCAAACGATGCTGTTTGGCCCGAAGCAAGGCTGTCCATGATGTAAGTATACTCACCGCCAACAGGAACTTCATTGCCTTCGGTGTCTTTCATTTTGTAAAGAACAATGACCTTGACTGCATTGCTTGTAAACTGGCTATTGTTTGTAACCTGTCCAGTGAATCGCAAATCATAGCCGGAACCACGTTTGGAAACATTTGTAACAGCAAGTTCGCCAGCACGAACAATCTGATTGGCAGGGCTTGCTTCGTGAACGTTCCAATTCTCTGCGCTTGTCGTATACTCAATTCTTGTCGGCTTAACACCATCGGAATCAAAAGCGATATAATCGCCATACCAATAAGAATCACCCTCGCCAACCCAGTCCAGCGTTTCAGAATCGGTCTTTAAGACGGAGCCATCTTCGCCGTATACCGTGACATTCAGCGAAACAAAATCAACTGCCCAATCGGTGTTGGGATTTTCAACCAGAACTGCGTAAAACACATAGTATCTCGTTTTGCCGTATTCGTACTTGGTTTCAAGATGGCTATGGGATTCTTTGATCGTTATGGGTTGCACCTGTGTTGCATTGGTCTCTTCCAGCTCAATAGGAGCAGACCATTCATCGGGTTTCGTTGTTGCCATTGCGCTAATAGGCATGGCAAGCATCATAGCCGCTGCTAGAGCCGCCGCAATGATTCTCTTTCTCATTTTTGATTCTTCCTTTCTTTGGCTAAAATTTTATATAACGCTTGAAATACCATGTGCCATAAGATACACACCAAAAACCAAAAAAGCGGCGCCGATAATAACGCCCCATATTGAAGCGGCAATCTTTTCGTTCTTTTCTCTCTTTTCTTTGTTCTTGTCATTCTTTTGGTCCATTACAGATTCCTCCCTTTCAAGGCTTGTAAGGCAAGTATAGCACAGAAGCCAGACCCTTTGTAGGGGTCTTTTTGTTTTTGCGGGAAATTTTTGGAACTTGAGATATGGGTGGGGGTGTGTTTTGAGCCTTTTTTATTTTTTCGGTGGTGACGGGACTGACCGGGCGGGGCTGGGCGGCTGCTGTATACCCCGCCGGTGCACCCCTGCCCCATCCAGCGCACCGGGGAGAACTACACCGGGCAGGCCGTACCAAATGCAAGGGCAGACCATGCAAGACACGGCGCACCGACACACACGCCCGGACGCTGGACACGCTGCACCGGTCTGCACTCGATACCAGACCGCCCACACCGGGCAGATCGTAACGGCGGCGGGGTGCTTGAGTGTGTCCGAAACTGTGCAGATTTGGACACACTCAAACATGAACGATTTTCAACACAAGAATGTGTGCAAAACCATTGACACGAACACAAGAACGTGTTACTATATAGACAACACAAGAACGTGTTGCACCACCACCAAAACAGGAGGACAAAAACCATGAAAAAGGCCTATAAATGTAGTGACCTCTATACCGCCACATTTGAGGACGGCACGTTAATGACTGGCACACTTAACCAGCTCTATAAAGCCCAGAACAACCGCAGAATGACCATTAAGCCCGTTGTGTGGCTCTGGTGCAATGACAGCGGCCTGTATATGGTAGATTACATCTTGGAGGGTGCGGGCTGGACACTGGGAGTATTTGACACGCTGAGTGATGCAGAGACCGCCCGAAACGTCTTTGATGCTCAGCCAGCTGCTGATATTGCCCGGATGCTCCAGGCCGAAACGGTCAAGCTCTTCTCTTGCCCGATGCATCTTGAAGCACTTGGCAGCGACGGGAAGCGGTACCCGGCAGAGTATGACCCGAAATACAAAACCATCTTTTTTGCAATCCCGGCAAAAGTTAACGTTTTGGGGTATATCCCGACTGAGGAGGGCTAAATCATGAAATTGGAATTTAGGACGAAAACCACCGTATACGGCACCGCGCATTATCTGTGCATCGACACAAACGCAAAGACCTTTTCCCGCGTCCCTGAAGGCTGGGTATCTAAGGACGTCCCCACCGTCTCAAAACGTGATATGGACACTATCAAGGCGCAAGCCATCGCAGACGGATACACGGAGGTGTAAACCATGACAAAAAAGAACAGAGTGCAGATTGTCGAAAACGCAATCAACGAGTATCTGGCAGCAAAGCGCAGCGGAAACACTGCCGCAATCAAAACCGCCGTTAATGGCATGGAAAACGTTTATATTATGATGTGTAACTATTGTGTCCCCGGCGTTGAAATGCTCCGGGAACTGATTGAAGGAGCAACAGCATGATGATAACTCTAGACTTTTCCCAGTGGGCTGCCCTCTGGTACGTGGGCGGAATGATTTCCGGCGCACTCGTTATGATTGCATTTCTTAACAGCTGAGGGAGGGCTAAAAAATGACGTTGTTCGAAGAAAAGGTGAACGAATACCGCGAAAATAAGCGGCTGTTGGAAGAGCTGGAAGCGATGAACGAAAGCATAAAAGCGGATATTATAACCATGATGCAGGGCGCACCGGAAATGGTACAAGGCACGGCAAAGGCCATTTATAAGGACGTGCAGAGCGTCCGGTTAGATAGCAAGCTACTCAAGACGCTGCACCCGGATGTATACGCAGAGTGCAGCAGCAAGACCACATACAAGCGTTTTAGCGTGGTATAAGGGGGTGCAAGCTGTGATTTTATCCTGTGTCCTGTTTTTTTACTGGTTTTTCGGCGCACTGTTTAAGGCGTCCAAATGAGGACGCCGGAAGCACACTTATATAATATGGAGGGTTACACAATGGCTAACGCTAATAAAGGATATGACATCAATACAGGGCTGTACAGCTCCCGCTACTACGCCCGCAAGGCCGCAACCGGCGCAGAGGTTATTGTCAAGGTCTGCGGCGGTTATACCATCATGACGGCAGCAGATTATAACATCTGGCGCAATCAGCGTTGACACAATTTCAGATTCAACCCCGCTTCGGCGGGGCTTTTCTTTTGCCTTGCATCGACACGGTGCAGGGCTTTTGTTTTGCCCGGCGGCGTATCAGCCAAGCACAAGCATTTACAGCGGCCTTTCTGCCGTCCATGCAAATTATACGGCAAAAACGTCAAAACCGTTTACAAGGCTTTACAGCGGCATTTCCGTTGATTTGCCCTATTCCAGCACACACAACACAGCAACCGCACAAGCCGCCTACACGCCAACTGCGCCACGCTGGAGGGCATACCGTCAAGCGCAGCACCTCCACCGATACCAGATACAACCGCCACGCTGGACGTTGCACAGCTTAACACAGCCGCCCTATTATAATAATGTATATAAGAGTGCGCCCCCTGTTATGGATACGTGTTAGACGGTGCAACATATCGCAGACCATGCCAGCCCGGCACCCTCCACCCGGCGGGGCAGTCCAGCGGCAGGGGCGTGGCGGGCGGCGCGGAACCATTGACGGCTACCGCCGCGTCTCTTTTCGGGCTTTCGCCCGATAGCTAATAGATGTCAGCAATAGTCGTAGCGTTCCGGCTGGAATAGTCGTAGCCGATAGTCGTGGAATAGTCGCAAAGTCGTCAGACAACCAGCGTTTGAAAGTCCTATATATAGTATAGTAACGGCTGCTCGCTGATAGTCGCAGAGCAATAGTCGTAGCGTTTTCTTGCGAACCATCGTCAAATAGTTGTGTATTTTTTGCGTAAAATAGTCGTTCGCCTTTTAGAAAAAGAGAGGTGCGATAGTCGCTAAGTCATCCGACCGCATAAAATTCATAATTCATTACATATATTCACTCATTTATTCACTCGCTAGTCATACCAAATTCGTATACCAACCGTACTTATTATAATATACGCTTATATATCCTAGTAATTATCTAGGGATTATTCTGCTGAAATAGTCGTATCATCCAATTCGGTCTGTTCCTGCTTGATTTAATTCCCAGTAATACACTATGGTATTTTTCTTAATCCATAGCGTTCTACTAGGAATACTCTTTGCAACATTTCTACATATTTTACCTGCTACAAAATGAAGTCAATTCTCCATGTGAAATAGTCGTAGATGGTGGTAGGTCAGATGTTGCTACCCTTTACAGGCTAGATGCTGATACCGTTGAAGGTCACCCGGTCGGCGCGGTGCGCCGGACGATAGAGGGTGACGTAACGTAGAGGTCAGATGGACGGTATGCCCATATTCAGCCAATAGAACCTGACGGTAGATGCCGGTAACGGTCTGACCTGCTGGCTAACGGTATAGCTTTTGGAGATAGAGAGTTGTAGGGGGAAAGAACTTTTGCAAAGCATTCGGTTATCGTTTCCGGTTGTCGCGCCATTTTGGCGTGGGGGCCTCAAACAATTTATTTGTTTGAGGGGGGAGTTAGGGGGATTATAGGGGGTAATAGGGGTTGTAGGGGAAAGAGAGGGAAGAAAGGGGGGAAGATTGGCTGTTTTTGCGCTGCACCACCACATGGCACTGATAGTCGCAGCCGTTTCGTCTCATGTGGTTCGCTTTCGTCTCAATCTGCCCTGTGACTAGACGAATCTTTCTCAAATCCAGACCTTGCCGTTTTCCCCTGATAAATAACAAGAGAAAAAAGCACGGAATAGTCGCAGAGGGTAGTTTTACTACCTGACACCATTCCATGCTTTCTGATACAGTAGTTTTGTAGTCGTACGAGCTAAGATTAGATATTCTTGGCTTCTCTCGCCTTACGCAGACGCTCTGCCAGTGCTTCACGCTGCTCTTCGCTAATCTCACGAGTGACAGGCGGCCGGAACTTCACAAGACGTTTCGGCATCGAATAGGTCTTGGATTCCTTGCACCGCTTGGCAGACAGCTCCGCCATAAACTTGTATGTATCGGGGAACTGCTCACAGAGCTTGTCCAGTTTGCGAATGTAAACTGGGTCTGCCGTGTAGATTTCTGCGGTATCTTCCGCTGCGTTGAAGTTGATGATAGTCTCACGTTCGATGTTGGCAAGTGCCATAGTTGTTTTCTCCTTTGCGTTATTTCTGATTGATTTTCTTCTTGGGGCATGATTCAGGAAATTCATCGTAGCAAGCCCAGCATGGAATCGTTTTTCGACAAATCAGCCGTTCTTCCCTTTCAAGTTTTTCACGTTTTTCTCGCTCCTTGCGTTCTTTCTCGTGCCGTCTGTGTGCATTGGCAACGATTATATGAACAGCAGCCATGTTTGGAACCATAGTCTTTTCCTCCTGTATTTTGTGTAGTGAAAAATATTTATGGGGTTCAGACGGTAACTTTATCGCCCTGACCCTATTATCTGTTTTTCTTGCCTATTCTACTGTGGCGATTGGAGCGCAGAAGCGATGTTATATGCTTTTTTGTCCAATCTGCGCAATTCAAGCTTAGTCGGAAGCAAACCACGGCAAAAGTATGCACTCCCAAAAGGAGTTCCTTTTACTGGGCTATCCATGTGTTTTGGATTCATAAAATCTATTCTCTGGTCGAAACAAAGCATTTGAACGTCATTTTTGAAAATCTCAAATCTTGTTTTCCCTTGAATGCTATTTGCCGGAAGAAGTAATGCAAATGGTTTATTTAACTCGTATGCTCTACGAAGAACAGCGTCTTTTTTGCTAAACGGCGGATTTGAAGCAAGAATGTCCCATTTTTGAGGTTCGTAATCAAAAAAGTTCTGCCCATAGTCAATATGGCTATAAATCACTTTATTCCCATTGTTTTCCAAAACACTGACAAACGCAGACCATTCTTTGTCAAACGGACACCAAATAATCTTATTGTCTGGAATAAATTCTAAGAGAGGTCTTACGGCATACCTTGGCGTATACTGTTCATCTCCGTTTTTTGAACTGTCAGATTGTAAATATCCTATATTTTCTGCCACAAGTTATCACCTCACATCCATACGCATTCTTTGAACTGCTGGGTCTCCATCTGAAACGTGATGTCCAGTGACCCTACGTTGCCCTCTTTGTTCTTTTCAAGCGCAAAATGATAATGCGGCTCTGGCCGCTTTTTCGTGGTCACGTTCTGTGCCAGCAGAATGATTGCATCTGCGTCCTGTTCAATCTGTCCGCTCTCTCGCAGGTCTGCGGCAGTCGGTGGAATGCCTGTTCTTGCTGTCTCTCGATTGAGCTGTGCAAGAGCCACCACCAGCGTTCCTGTGGACTGTGCAAACTCGTGCAGCGCCATACTGATTTCCGTGACGGCACTGTATCGGTCTTTCGCTCCGGCTTGATGGATAAGCTGCAAATAGTCGATGAACACCACTTTTGCCTGCATCCTGATGGACTGCGTTCTAATCCATCCAACGCCCTTACCGGCAGCGGAGCGGACGTACAACGGATATTTCTTAATGGCTGCCAGTCGGTCAAGCTCGTCAATGCTGACAGTCTTGTTTTTGACTGTGTGTAGCGGTACGCCTAGCTGATTTGAGATAATGCGAGCATAGAGGGTATCAGGGTCTGTCTCTAGGCTGAAATACGCCACCTTACGTCCGCTTTTGGCTATTTCACAGGCAAGTTGCAGGGATAGAGCAGTTTTACCGGCAGACGGTCTGCCGCCGATCACAACGAAGTTGCCCAGCACAAGATGCAAGTTGTTGTCCAGCACTTTAAGCCCTGTGCTGATATACTCCGGCTTATCATCCAGCCTGCGGATGTAATTGTCTATGCCATCGCACATCGGGATGAAATCGCTTCCCTCGCTGTGCAGGTTGATAGCTTCGCCTAGCTGCTCATAGATGCCCGTCAAGTCTGCGTATCGGGTCGAGCCATCAACGATTTTGAAAGCAATTTCTCTGGCTCTTGACAATGCCGCCTGTTCCTTGACGACTCCAGCCCATCCAAGCATCATGTCATGGGTGACGTTGCGGATGAACTCTGCGCCAAAGGCATCTAGGCATTCGCCCATTGCTTTCTTGCAGTTATCGTACCGCCCCATGACTTCTACCGGGTTCCACTTGTCGTTGTGTTCCCAATAGCCAAGAATGGCAGCAAATGTATCACGCAGCTCAGGGCAAAAATAGTCGATTTTAAGGTCTTGCAGCACATCAGCGTATTCCGAGAACGTAAGGACTGCTCCCAGCAGGATGTATTGGGTCTGATTTTCAATATTCACCGCAGAAAGTCTCCTTCGTCAGGCAATTCAGCCATTGTCTGCTGATAGCCACCGTTCCAGTCCTTCACATTACGCATCCAGTTCCGTGCAGCAGCTTTCCAGTCCTTCATAGGCGACTTGCCGACCTTCCAGCCATTTGCCGTGAAATGGTCAACGAACCGTTCTGCTTCTGATTCTATGTAACCCTTTTCCGCAAAGTATTCTTTGGCTTGCTCGATAGTCGGTGCCTTGAAGCGTTTGACTTCGTTGGTGTTTTTCTTTTCACATTTTTCTTTTTTATCAGATTCAGATACAGAATCAGATACAGATAAGCTACCATTCGTATCCGTTGGTATGTTTGGTATACCATTTATACCATTCGTATCCTGCGATACCATTGGTATGCTTTCGTATTTTTTATCGTTCCAACGCTTGTTTATATTTTTCTTGTTTGCTTCTCGTCTACGCTTATCACGTTCTTCCATCTTCTGCACGTTCATATCATCGAACGCTTTTACGACTTTCCAGAGCATCCGCATAGCACGGTCGTTGTCGTATGCTGGCTCAATTCTGGTCTCAACGTATTGTGCATAGTTGCGGATGAATGCTCCAAATTCCTCGTCTGTCAACTCGTCCATAGCATGAACGTGTTCCAGCAGAAGAATCATTGACGTTCTCGGCTTGTGTTCCTGCTCCATATTCAATCCTCTTTGTAGCGTTTGTTCCATGCTTCGATAAGGTCTTTTTTAACCTTTTCTTTATCAGCTTCGGAACAATCAGAGCTGTATAGCTTGCTTTCCATGAATACCCGGCACTTGCATCCATTCTTGCCGTTTCCTCTTGTTATAGACATCCAGCTTGTTAAATAGTCGCCTGCTTCGGCAATGGCAACTTTCCCGCCGCAGAACGGGCATCTCTTGAGTTCTGTCATTTTCTAAATCCCTCTCTCGTTCTCGTGATTCGTTTATGCTTTTTTACAGGCTTTTCGCCTTTACCGTACGCTGGGCGGATATGTTTTGCCTTGATGTACCCACAAGGCGGCTTCGGCCCAAAGTCGAAAAAACTCAAGTCCATAACGATGATGCCAAACTTCTTGTTTGTCATGTTTAGTCCTCCTATACCATCGGAAACGCCATCCAATGCGTCACCGTCACATCTTTCGGCAGTCTCTCGCCTATCTCATCCCAGAACTGACCATCTGCGTAACAGCCGAGAAAGTACGCTGTTGGCGAAATTCCTTGCAACATTTTTCCATCTTTATCACGCCACGTTGCCTTAGTCGCAAGCAACAAAGGCTGCGCCCGCTCTCGTGGCGGCTCACTTGCTGAATGCCAAAGGGTGTTAGCCATTATTTTCCCTTTCTTCAAAATTTGCGCAATATTCGGGAGGAATGTCAAACGGCTTTTTGAACGGCACTTTGCAAACATATCTGTAATATTCTTTATCTCTCGGGGAACGCTTATAATACAGGTTCTTGCATCTGTCGCAAATAGACGTTTGCTTTGCTGGTACATCGTGAACGTTTAAAAGAATTACAGCTATACCACAAATAATGATTATCGCCACATTTAATGCTGTATTAAGCATCTATTCTTCTCCCTTCAATCTCCATCCCACACGCCGTCAGGACGCATTTTCGCAAACGCAAGCAGACCGCACAAGGCGCGTTTGGCGTTGCCCTCTGTGGCGTGCCAGTAGTCGCTATCGTCCACATCATCACCAAGTGCGGAGATGGCCTTTTCAAGCATCGGGATGCTCTCTGCGCCTGTCTTGCCGTAGATAGAGCGGATGCCCTTGCTACCCAACACATCATCACGACGAAAGTGCTTTCCATAATTATAGGTGATATTAAGCCACAGTTCCTTTGTTCCCCCAATGGAACGAGTACCACCAGCAACAAAGTGCGTATTATCCACTTCAAGCGTTTCGTGCGTTACGGGGTCGCAAAGTGAAATATCATAGCTCATTTTCTCTTTTCTCCCATTCTTTGCACACATCTTCCGGGTCTGTAAAATCAGCTCTGCGCTCCGACAGGCCGTTGTAACAGACCCAAGAAAAGCTATCGTGCCATTTACAGGTGGAGCAGGACTTGTCCACAGTACGACAGAGAAGCTTTCCTTTACTATCCAGCAGGACACCGTTGCCGAGCCTCATCCCATCACTCCTATTTTCCAGTTCAAACCTACGCTTCCTGATTTTCTCTCCCGTTGTCATACTCTTCCAGTTCCTTTCTGATTTGCTGGCGTTCAATCTGCTTTAGTCTCGCCTTTGCCAGCTTGCGGTTGTCAGCCTTTCGGATAGCCCAGTTATTGCGGTGGTTTGCCCAGCAAGCGTATCTATGGCTAAATTCGCTTTGGTCGTACCATCCCTTGCCAATAAGCCCCTTATAAGTCTGCTGACGTTTCATCTTTCTTCTCCCATTCCTTGCATCCATGTTCGTCCCACACAAAGTCTGCAACGTGTTTTGACTGGTCGTTCACGCACACGCCCTCCGGCTCTGCGTACCATTTGCAAGAGCCACAGGACGGCTCGGATTTGTTCTTGCAAGGTTCTGCCGTGCATTGGATAGCCTTGCCAGCAGAAAACTGTTTGATGCCCATGCAAGAGCAATGTTCGGCGGTGCAGTAGAAGTTCATTCCTCTATCTCCTTCCATCCGATAAACTCGCATAAGCCAATAGTGTTATTGGCGCAACGATGAATGAGAACCTTATCGTTTATTTTGAATTTTACGATAAACCCAATCTTACTTTCTCCCATTTCGTCTTCGAACATCCAATCCACAATGTCTTTATTGATTCTTACATCGTCCTCATCCGTAATGGTTGCAAAACACTGTTTGCATCTATAAAGAGCGCACTTTTTCATAATCTTTGCCCTCTCTTTCTCCTTCTGTTGGAATTGAACCGTCCGATCGCTCGCTTATACTTCGCATAGCACTCCGGGCACAGGTCGCCTGTGTCCCTGCGCCACGCCCAACCATTGAAATATTCGTCAGGGTTCATCATTCTGCAACCCAGAACTGCTCCGCAGCGGTCGCACACTCGCTTGTGGTAGATTCCTCTGTCAGTTTGCATTAGTCGTCCACCTCTCTATACTCCACATCAATCTCCTTCGGCAAAGCCGTCTGGTACTTCTGGGCGAGCTGTTCTGCGCTCTGGGCATCGCCCAACGGCTGTTCAGGCGGCGCAACGGTGACTTCTACGTTGTCACGCATACCGAAGTAGTTCTTGGCTCGGAAAATCCACTCTGCCGGGTTCTCCTGACCATACATGCCGTTATATGCCCACATGGACTGCATTTGCAGAATCAGCTTTAATATGTACTTCTGCTGCAAGCTGTCGTCACGGCGCTTGCCTGTCATAATCTGTCTAAGACTAGGCCATTCGATGCCAAGCACCAGCGCAATCCATTCCACCACAGGGGAGATTCTGGCTTCGATGCAAGCATCAAAGAAGAAGTCAAGGCGCTGCTGCACTTCAATGGGGTTGTTCATGTCCACGCTCGGAAGGTCGCCAAAATACTTGGCTGCAATCATGCCGATGATCTTCTTGTCCTCTTCATCACCGATTCTCGACTGCAAATCTCCTGTGTTCATCATCTTCGACTTCTCGATAGCTAACTCTTGCTGTTCTTTCACCTTTTTACTCACCTGTGAGCGGATAGACTTCCTTTTGTTAAGCATCTGTTGCTTTTTCTTCTCGCGCTCTTTCTCACGCTTCGCAGCAGCTTCTTCTTTCGCCTTTTGTGCCCGCTTCTCACGCTTTTTCTTTTCAGCTTCGGTCAGCGGTGGTCTGCCACGACCACGCTTCGGGGGTGTTGCCATGTGTCAGACCTCCTTTGGCAGTTCAGGAAGATACGCCCAATGAGTTACATCTCCAAATACAATGTACTCGTCGCGCTCTTGCCATAATCCGTCATAAGATAAAAATGCAATTTCAATGCCGAACTTTTCTCTTTTTACGAGAACTTCTTTGTCTTTTTCGGGTAAAACTTTCTTGACATCAAACCATATATTGGCGGGCTCAGATTTTTCCAATACGTTGGCTAAATCTAAAAACACATCTCCAATGCTACTTCTGATTTGTCCTTGTATGTATACGATGAAGTTTTTGCTATCCAAAAACGACTTTGCTTCATTCTTTTTGTCAACACCAACAGTTTTCCACGCCGCAATGATTGGGTCAACATCAACCAGTTTCACACTCTCACCTCTTCATCTTTGCTTCGATGTTGTCTAGCTTCCATGCGATTTGCCAGACTGCACAGCAACCGTCCAAATGTCGCCACCAAGCGCACTTTTCTTTCTCGCATACGCACCGACCAAGCGGATTGCTGGTTAGCTTCATCGGGCAGTAAAGTTCGTTGTCCATTAGTTATTCCCCGTTCATCTCATAACATTTGCTGTAGTTCTCGTTAAATCCCAAACACCAAGCTAACTCGGAAGCCATTTCCTGATAAATGCCTTTGATATTGGGCTCAGTTTCTGATTTCGCACAGCCGCTATAAAGACCATACAGAAAAGCCAGTCTTTCACGCCCTACCATGTTGATATCCTGAATCATCATTTCCACCCCATCACAACAGCCGTACAAACGGCCAGACACACGTTGACGAACATCCAGACGAGCATTGCCTGCCGTTCTTCAAACAGGCTGTTCGCCATGTTCTTGATTGTCCGTTCGGACTGAACTACTACCGCCAGCAGGACTAGGCAGACCAGCCAGCGAGTTGCAAATTCAAACATTGTTATCCTCCATCAAATCGTACCAATGCTCTGACAGCCTTGCAGCGCCCTGCAACCGTGCGATAGCAAGTTGTTCCTTATCCATTAGCTCCACCTTTCTCTCAACTCTTTTTCGACCTGTTCTGACTTTGCTGTGATGTAATCCGCAAACTCGTCAGGGGTCATGTTCTCTTCTTTGAATTTGCCGACCATCTCCCAGTACCTGTCACCAATGCAGATGATTTTCTGCACCTGTTCATCGGTCAGGTCTGCATCGCACCGAAGGTTCTGAATCAGTGCGCCCCATGTGGCGGCAACGCCATCCAGAGCCATCCAGTGCACGGCGCAGCTTCAATGCAGCCTGTGCCAACTCAGATGCTTCTTCTGCCAACTGTGCCAAGATTTCCGTCTTGGGCAGAATGTCTGAAATTTTCTTGTTCACTTCTGCTCTCCTTTCAGCCAGTCGTTCAGCTTTGCCATGCAAGAAGGGCAAAGAAGAATACTCCACCCTTCTTTCCCGCCAATTATTGGCCGAACTTCAATTTTTCCATTCATTTTGTTCCATTTGTTCCATTCTTCAAGCGTATACGTTTCGCCACACCTATCGCATACCATTGTCATTTTCTTTCTCCAATCTCTTTAATAGCGCATCCACGTCATACCGCCAATGGACACGCAGCCTTTTTGCTTTGACCTCTATCCCCTCTTGCTCTGCCCACTGCCAAGGGATGCTCTTGCGGCTCTCGTTGTAACGGAACGTCAAAACCTTGCTGGCAGGGATTGCAAATGTGCGGTTGACCGCTCTGTAATTGACTATCACATGGGCGGTCTGACCGCTGTACCCCATTGCATCCACCATGTCCGTGATGTGTTTTTCCTTGTGGTATTTGCACTTTGCCTTGTCGTACTTGCCGAGCACCTTTTCCAGAGGGATAGAGGGCGTTTCAATGGTTTTTAGCTCAAACAGGTGGTTCATCGGGTATCGGTACACAAGGAAGTCGCAGATGTTGTCGATGGAAAAAGACAGGTTCTCGTTGCCACCGTAGTAGGTGGCAGCACTGTCCTTCAGGCGGTAGCACCACGCATCGGATGGAACGGATGCTTTGAAGTCTGCTTCAAACTGTTTCCCGGTGTTCATTCGTTGTCTCCCGGAATTTTAGGAATTAGCATCCAGAACTTGACTGGGTTTTTATTGTCAATCCACTTTCCGTTTACAAACTTCCTTTTCCCAATCAGATTTTCCCAGATCAAAGAATCGTAAACAGCAAGATAAATTCCATCTTCTTTCGGTTGTTTGTCTTTTACATTTGTCCACGCAATTGATGGAGCGTTTTCAAGCTGTTCGGCAAGTGCCAAAACAAGGTCAGAAGCGGCGTCAAGGGCAACACCTTTATTGTATTCAGAGTAAATTCCGCTGTTCATAAGCGCTTTAGCTTTGGCTTTTTTACTGTTCCCGGTTTCCTTCCACCCTTCAATAATCGGCTCTACGTCAACAAGTCTCATCCTCGTTCACCTCTAAATTCACTTCCGAGATACCGCTTCTTACCACGCTCCCGGTGCTTATCCTCGTAGTCACGGTGGTATACGCTCTGGCTGTGGTTCAGCTCATACACGAATGCCTTGCGCTCCTCGAAGTCTTTCTTCTCTGCCTTGTACTTCTCGCAAGTGTCGTGGCAAGCTTGGTGGCGTGATGTGCAGTTGAGACAACAGGTAATCATTCCAATTCACCCCCAAGTATCTGCCATAGCTTTTGCAACGCCCGGAAAAGTTTTTGCACGGCTCTTTGCGCGGTCAGTGGTAAACATGCCCTTGTGCTGTTCACTATGCTTGTGCGAGTAGGAACCAGACGGGCACCATGTCGCGGTAGGTTCTACGATGTTTGTCGGGTGCAGCGGCGGTACACCGCGTTCCCACAGTAGCGTTTTCTTGCTGTAAGGATGTCCGTACTCGTAGGGCTGGATTGCCTGCGTAGGCTTTGGGTAATCAAAAATCTTGCTGGGGGTAGGATTCTCAATCACCACTTTTTCGCAATCTGCCGCCCACACGGCAAGAAAAAGCGCCTTGCCGCACAATCCCTCATAATACCGGGAAAGATTGAGCTTTCCTCCCTTGTACAGGTGTCTTGCTCCCGCGTTGCTCGTCTTTGTGCAGGGGACAAATGCGATAATCATGTCCCAGCGGGGCACGTCATGCACGGTTCCGTCCATGGTCACGACCTGCCCTCCCTCGATAGCCTTTAGGCAGTCACCGAGAATATGCCATTCTGGATGTCCGCCGGACGGCTCAATCAGGTCGCAGGAATAGGCTTCGTGGCCTTTTGCGCGAAACGCTTTGCACACTTCTTGCGATTCCTCGCAGGCAATCAACACTTTCATATTTCCAAACGCCCGTCCAGCCAGATAGCGCAGCTCTTATATAAGGTAGGCGGTCATGGTTTATGTCCTAAAAGGGCAAATCCGATGAATCGTCAATCACAGAGAAGTCGTCTGCGTTACCCTGAGAATAGTTCTGTGGTGCATCCTGCGCCCGATCGGCGGGTTTGCTGTCAGACTTGCCACCGCAGAAGTCAACCTTGTTCGCCATAATTTCTGTTGCGGTGCGGTTGTTTCCCTGCTTGTCGATATATTTCCGGGTCTGGATGCTGCCAGTCACCAGAATTAGGCTACCCTTCTGGAACCACTTGGAAACGAACAGTGCCGTATTACCAAATGCGGTGCAGTTGAAGAAGTCGGTTTCCTTCTGACCGCCACTCTGACGGTCACAAGCAATGCTGAACGTGCAAACATCCTTGCCAGACTTCGTGACCTTAGCTTCAGGCGTGTGAACCAGACGCCCCTGAATTGCGATAGAGTTGAGCATTGTTTAGCCCTCCTTCGGCTGTTTCTGTGCACAGTCCCAACACAGGACGCGCCCAAAGCGTTTTTTCGTGCTTCTTGCAGTTTCCAGCGGAGTGACTGTGCGGTTGTTGTACTGAATAGGCTGCAACTGCTTTCCGCAGCAAGCGCATGGGGGGATGGTTTCCGCTTCCGTTTGCTTCTGCTCAGGCTTGTTTGACCTGCTTGTAGTCTGCTTCTGGTACTCGTCCGTGTCAGCGTCCTTCGTATCGTCAATGCAAAACAAACCGTTCAGAGCGTACTTTCTGGCGTAGCTGCTTGCAGTGCCGGTAATCTGCGAATCGTCCATGCCCTTCTTAAACTCAGGCTCACGAGCGTATGCAGTCACCGTGTAGGTGGCACCATCCTGCGATTCAACCGTTGCAGTGGCTTCGATGTAGTGCCAACTGTCAACGATAACAGGTTTGTCGGAAAGCCGCAGCACAAGGCTATGCGCTTTCAAGATGGGCTTGACCGCTTCGAGAATGTCCTCGCACGAGCGGTACTTGTAGCCGCCAAATTTGTTCATCTGCCCCTTCGGGGCTTTCAGCTCTGACTGAACAGCCATCAGAGCTTCATGGATTTTGCTGTTGTCCATACGTTTCCTTTCTTTGGCTTCATTAGGCATCATTGTTCTTACTTCGGCTTAACTTGGCTGTACAAAATCACCCAGCTATCAGTTCTGCCAACTGTGCGCGGAGGTCTTTCAGCTCTGCTTCCCTGTCCTCAATCTCAGACTGTAAGTCCTCAATCGCTGCCAGCCGGTCAGCTTCTTTGGCTTCTGCTTCCTGCTCACGGGTTAGGAAATACACGCCATCATCCGGCTCTGTCACGCCACCGAATCTGTCAAGGTTAATCATTTTTCGACTTCCCTCTCTTGCGCTGTTCTTTGATTTGCAACGCACTGTGCCACTGGTCTTTGTCGATTTCGATGGTAGACCACCGGTAGTTACATACAAGGCACTTCTTGCGTCGAGCGATGCTGTCATAGTCTGATCGGCTATCAACCGTTGTGATGTTGTCACTACCGCACATCGGGCATTTCATCGTGCATCCCTCCACTCGTTGGTGTGATGAGGAATGCGTTTTACTTTGCGATTTTCCCGTTCGATACGTTCATTTTCAGAGCTGACCCCAATGGCGCACAAGATGAGTGCTGCGGCGAGGAAGCTACACGAAAGGAAAACGTATCCAAACATTGCTACTGTGCTCTGACTTTTCTGGATTGCATCGCCACATCCTACTGAAAAGATCGCTAACGCGATTCCAAGCGTACAAAGGACATTAGCTTTCAGGCTTTTCATTCTTATTACCTCCAAAACTAAGTATCCATGCCGTAGCCATTGCCACAGATGCCGTAATGATTCCACGGGTAGCTGATGCACCTACCAGAATTCCGATGTGATGCACCAACCAGAGGTTCAGCAGAAATACCGCCAAAACCACTGCCAGTGCTATGCCCCACATCAGGGCAACTTCAATAAATGCTTTCATCTTGTCTCCTTTCATTTTTGCCGTTGCTGTTCTGCTCCTAGCTACTCAATGCCTTAGCCTATTGTTTCTATTCTTTTCCGTTGCCTTTGCGTTTCTATACTCCGCTCCGCCTTTGCTTATCAAAGCTACGCCTTGCATCCATAGCCTTTGCTTCGCCGCTCATATCGGTTCCATGCAATTCCATTGCACTCAGTCAAGAACTTCGTAGGTATAACGGCCTTTGCCACTGTTGCGCCACTGGCCGATACCACGCAAAGCGCCGTAGTCCAGCCATTCACGCACGACCTTCTCGTGAGAATCGTCCAGAAGAACGATTTCAAACTCGCAGGTCGAACCAGCGGGAATCTGCTCGCTGTTGGCAAGACTGACGCGCTCTCCTTGCGCTGTCTGTGCACGGAGTGGGCGCTGGCACTCGGTAATCTCGCCGTTCACATGAATGGGAATCATGCGGGGCTGAACGAAAATCAACCCATCAATGACCTTCTTGTAGGCCGTCAGCTTGCCGCTTTCGTTCACGGCCTTCTTCTTGCCAGTTTCGGTCTTGCCACCGATACGACCCAGCATACCGCAAGAATCCTTGAAGAAACCCTTGATCTGGTAGTCATACAAGATGGGTTCGCCGTTTTCGTTGCGAGGGAACACGGTCATGCCCTTATCTGCCACAGCATCAGCGCCCAGAGCAGCAACCTCGTCCTCGATGGTATTTGCATCCGGGGACTTGCTGGCGATGAACTCGCGTGCAATGTTCTGATTGCTAGGCCATGTGCCGAGAACTGCTTCGGTGAATGTGATTCTTACCTTGATTTTTTTCATTTTTGCTCACTCTTTCTTTCTCGATGCGTTCTAGCCGGTCTTTCTCCCGGCTGTGCCAGCGAATTTCTCGCTTGCCGTAGTATTTACCGTTCATCAGGGGCCTTCACCTTTCCCTGTGCAAGTAAAGTACTGTAATGGCCGTAGCTCATGCCATATCGTTTTGCGGCATCGTTCATCTGTCGCACGGTATACTTTGGAGGCTCGTGCTTTTGAGGTCTCGCACGTTCTGGCTCCTGCACATCCCAAGTAATTTTGAACTCACCAGATGCTTTTAACTCATTCAGCTCTTTTTGTTTTTTGGCTTTGTACTTTTTGGTCAAAGCCTTGTTTGCATCTGCTGCACATTCAGGGTGATACTTCTGAGACCAGACCTTCCGAACCATTGGTTTCTTGCACCAAGCGCATAAAGCCGGTTCCGGATTAGCCTTGATTCCTTTCTTTATAAGAGCCTGCCGTTCTCTGCGAACAATGATTTTACATTCTTCACAGTATTTCTTGCACGGATTTACAAGGCCAAGAAAGACACCGCAGCGCTCACAGTACTTTTCTTCCACGCTGCATCTCCTCTTTCAGTCTGGCTTCCCGATTGTGGCGCTCAAAGCACTGATTGATGGTCTTCTCCATCCAAAGCACCTTGTTGGCATCGTTTCGGGATACGCCAGCTGCCATCGCCAGTTTTAATTTGCGCTTGTGGCTTTGCGCCTTGCGAAAATTCGTCACCAGCACTCACCAGCCTTGTCTGTGATAAACTTCGGGACTTCCCGACCTGTGGCAATGCACAGTGCAACCAGCCTTTCGACCCAGATGTCACGCAGTCCTTCTTCGGTCATATAACACTGACCAACGCTAGGCTCCTTAAAATCCGCCCAAATCGTCAGCCCAACAGCGCCATCGGCGACCGTCCAGATCGTGCTGTAACCATCGTTGCACAGGCCATACAAAATATCTCGTGCTCTGCTTTTGGCTTCGTTGAGTTCAAAAGCATCCCAGCACTTTTTGCTCTGTTCGTAGGCTTCCACAGCCTTGTCAATGGCAAACTTCGCATCGTCCGGGTGCTCAAGGTCTACCTTCAATGTTAAAATCTGTTCCATGTTCAGCCCTCCTTCTGCTCGATTTCAAGAATCTTGCAGATGCTCTGGATAATTTTCTCCGGCTTTCGCTCGCCACGAAGAATCTTGTAGAGGTACGAATCATCAAGGAACAATCCAGTATCGCTTTGAACCGCCTGAATCAGCTCCGTTTGCTTCATACCTCGCTGCAACAGCTTCATCTTCACTTCTAGCTCAAAGCCAGAACGGAAGTTTTCTTTCAAAATTCCACCTCCATTTGCTAAAATCTATTGACAAGTACGGAAAGCTGTACTAATATAAGGGTGTAGAGAGTTTATATTGTACAGTGTTCTGTACTGCCCATGTCTGTATTATAGTACAGGCATCTGTACAAGTCAACTTTTTTGTACAAAATTCTGTGCATTTGTATACTTGCACAAATATGGGAGTGTTCTTATGTCGGACTTGTACAGCAACATCCATGCACTCTGCGAAAAAGAGGGAATCAAAGACGGAACTCTTTGTGCCAACATCGGGATTCGCCGTAGTTTTCTTTCCGAGCTGAAAGCCGGGAGAACCAAGAGCCTGTCCGCAGAGGTTCTTTCTAAAATTGCAGCCTACTTCAACGTATCGGTAGACTACCTTCTCACTGGCGAACAAAAAGAAAACCCGCCCCAGCAGCCGCAAAGTGAAGTCGATGCAGCAGTGGAACGGATTAGAAAAAAGCTTGAATCTATGCCGACAGCGCAGCGTGAAGCGCTGATGAACCTGATCGAGAAGATGTGAGGTAAGCCCGTGTATTACTTGTTGTGCGGCTGCGCCTTTTGCTTTTGGTTCATGCAGGCCTTGTTAAAAGGCAATGACCGTGTGCTATATGGCAACAGCAGAAAATATCGTTACCGTAGAAACCGAAAAAAGAAATGGTTCTGACCCGGTAAAACAAAAACCCCTTGTGCCGGGCTGGTGTAGCTCTGCGCAAGGGGTTTTCTGTTATTCTAGGCCTAAGGCTTGCTCCGCTGCCGGAATCTTATCAGGGTGTTCCAACAGCCATGAGATAAACCTGTCAATCTTAGCTCTTTCTTGTTCGCTCATTGCAGCATATCCTCCCGATCAGTAAATACGAATGTTCATTTGATATGATTATACATCTTTCCGTTGTATAGTCAATACAATTTTAACAACTTCGTAAAAATCGAACGTTTTCTTCACATCCATTACTTTACATCGGGGAAGCCACGAGCGTTCAAGTCAAAAGGGACAACGCCTATCCATCTTTCCTCCAATCACAGCTCTACAAGCTGTCCGTTAATGCGTTCGATGTTATCTGCCGGGTCGCGTCCATCGTCTAAGGTGGCTACGGCACGTTCTAGGATGCCTTTCGCTTCGAGGTAAGCATCTTTATCAGCTTCGTACCCAGAAAGGCTCAGGACAAGCTCCAGCGTCCGTCTGCGGGCGTATGGGACAATCAGAGCATCTACAGTTCGGTTCATTAGCTTTCCTCCCATGGTTTAGGTGTGTGTGGCTGCCCATCGGTAACGCTGGCGGGCATTCCATCGATGATCGGCATACGTTCATGGTTCCAGATTACAGTTTCTTTCATTTTGTGTTTCCTTTCTATTTGGAATTTTTTGACAATACAGTTATAACACAGGCTGCTGTTGGTTCTCCATAGCAGCTTTTTCCATTTTTTGGCTTGTCGAATCCGGCAGTTTTGCAGAATTTTGTTGAAAGGGCGTGAATTTATGGATGAATATTTGGTAAGAACGGCCAAAGCATTAGAGATGGCACGGATGCGTTCCGGCTTAAGCCAGCAGAAATTAGCAGCACGAATGGGCGTGAATCGTGGCACGATTTCTAACTGGGAGCAAGGTCTGGCAGCCATTTCCCTGCCAATGGCTATGCGCTGGTTCACCTGTTGCGGCGTATCGGCGGCTCGATACATGGACGCTTGCATTTACCCGGGGCTGCTGGAGCATTTGGAAGATGACCTTCCTGGTCTGGAGAAGCGGCAGATTCTCATAGATGCTATGATGGAATGTTCTTCCTACGAAATAGATGCCTTGTTGTACATCCGGTACGGAGATCACGGATCAGACCATATGGGTGTGCTGACGGAGGTTCTGGCAAACCTCCACACACCATTGAAGGACAGGGTCTCTGTTTGCCGGATGGTATCGGGCAACTACGAGATAGCGCAAGCTACCAGAACAGACCCAGACCCGAATGGAACCGCCCCGAAGATGGAAATTCTCTATCAGGCACAGGACGCTGGAACGGAAGCTGCTATGAAGTCCAACGATTCTTATACCGTGAATCCAAATAATATAACTGGATGATTGTCGAATTATCGAAGTTTTTAAGGAACATTCTGTCCACTTTTTGTACACCTATCGGGCAAATTCGCCTTGTCATTTCGTCCCCCATAGGCTGTAAATCGACAACATCCGCACAGAATAAATGACGGATTAGCGCTAATTTATCGTTTGCGATTAAGCAGCTTGTCAATCCGTCCCCCATAATACCGGCTCAAAAGTTTTTCATCCATATTTTGTACACGTTAGATAAGACTAATCATTGCCGGAAAGACTTTATTCAGCAAATGAAAGGTTGAGTTATCCACAAGCTGGAATAGAAAAACAAAGAAATTGTTGAAAATTATCGTCATCGCTTATTTAACGATGATATTTAACCTCTTGTTTATTTCTTGTTTAATATATAATAGGTAGATGGGGGACGAAATGACAAAGCATGGGGGACATTTTGACAAGTCATGGGGGACGTTTTGACGACCCTGTGGGGGACAAAAAGACAAGCCATGGGGGACAAAATGTATTGACTTGTCCCCCTGCCTGTGATATACTGCTTTTAGGCTAGAAAAGGAGGCGAACAGATGCCTAAAATATCCGACAACAACCTTGTTGAAAAAAGCAAATCCCTTGTGTGGGCAAAGTTTAGGGACTACACGGCAGGCGAGCTTCGGTTGCTAGAGGTTTACTTGTCAAGAATAAATCCGAGAGACCCAAACAGCAGCCGTGTGGAGTTCACTTTGGCAGAGTACAGAGACCTGCTGGGGTTAAAAAGCCTTGATGCACGAAGGATTGAGCCTCAGATCAAGCACTTTTTGGGCAACACTGTGTCGATTCCCATTGACAAAGAAAAGGGAACATTTGAGAGCTTTGTCCTTTTCACAAGGGCAAAACTGGACTATGTGCCGGAAACAAGGTCTTATGTTGTGGCAATCACTTGCAACCCTGACCTTCGCCCTATTTTCTTTGACATTGCTGAAAGCGGCTATGTTCGGTATCGGCTGCGTTACACGTCAAGAATGAAGTCTCAATACAGCATTTTGCTTTATTCGATTCTTCGGGACTGGTTGAACATGGACAGCAAACCGCATGAAATCAGTCTGAAGAAGTTGAGAGAACAGCTTGGTGCGATGGAAGCGAGCTACGATGTTTACAAGAACCTTCGCAAACGAGTGCTTGATGTTGCAGTAGATGAAATCAATGCCGTGTCTGACATCGTGGTGACCTATGAACCAGTTCTTGTGGCGCGAAAGGCTGTGGCGGTCAAGTTCAAGCCCAAAATTAAAGCGTCTGAGACGCTCATTGAAGCTCAGGCAAGCGAAATATCGACCGAACCTCAAAAAGCCGCCAGAAAGCCCCGTAGAAGCAGATACGAGGATTTTGACTGGTCTATGTGCGACGAACTGGAAAAGCAGGAATGCGTTGACGTGTCAAAAGTGGTTGAGAAGTGGATGAAGAAAGAGCATCCTGAAATCAAGCTGCCGAGACGCAGAGAAGCGGTTTACGATACAGTGAAGGCAGCGTATAAGGACATCCTATCTTTGAACAGAACGCCGTTTCCCGACAGACCTGTTGGCTATCTGATTAGAAGCGTAGACAAAGCGGGTATCGTAGACAAGTATATGCCAGCGTTTTATTCCATTGAAGCGCTTAACGGCAAATAAAGAAAGAGTGATAAAATGGCAAAAATTATAGCTGTCGCCAACCAGAAGGGCGGAACGGGGAAAACCACAACAAGCACCTGTCTAGCTGGTGCATTGCAGTTGCTTGGCAAGAAAGTGCTGCTGGTGGATTGTGATGCCCAGTGCAACGCAACGGACACCTACGGCGCACAGACAGAGGATGTTTGCACCCTGTTCGATGTAATGACCCGGCAAGGTACAGTAGAGGAAGGAATCCAGCACTGTGAAGCCGGTGACATTCTGCCGTCCGACAGCGCATTGAAGGACATTGACGAGCAACTTGTCCGGGACATGGGCAAGAACTTTCGGCTGCGTGAAGCACTGGAATCCGTGTCTGAACAGTACGATTACATTGTTTTGGACACTCCCCCGCAACTTGGTCTTGCGCTTGTGAACGCTCTGATTTCCGCTAACAGCATCATCGTACCCATTACAGCAGACCGCTATGCGCTTGCCGGATTGAGCCAGCTTTCGCAGACCATCGGTGACGTTCGCAGATACTTCAACCCGACTTTGAAGATTGAAGGTCTGCTTCTGAACCAGTACAAGAGCCGTGAGAACCTGTCCAAAGAGGTCGTAGAGCAGCTTCCTGTGATTGCAGAAAGCATGGGAACGAGGCTTTTGGGCGTAAAGATTAGACCGTCTATGGGTGTTCGTAAGGCGCAGGCAGAGCGGCACAGCCTGTTTAGCGGCGACACGGCAAAGAGCACTAGCGCAGAGGATTTCAAGGCGTTGGCAGAGAAGATTGTGGAGGGTGATAAAAATGAGACTGATTGATTCTGAAGAACTCGTAAATTACTATTTGCAGAACCAAGCTGACCAAGCAAGATTTCGCAGTGAAACAGCAAGTGTATGCGATGTTTTAGAAAATGTGATTCGCCATGTAAAATTGATGGATGAAATTCAGCCGAAAGAAACGGCAAAGTGGGAAGTTCATCATCGAGTGGACGCGGATGGAGAACATTGGAATTGGCTCGAATGCTCAAACTGCCATTATAAAATTGCACGTTATCCGAAAATGTACCGTGAGACAAGATTTTGCGCTTGTTGCGGAGCAAAGATGGAGGATGAAGAAGAATGAAGTCAACCAGCAAAAAAACATCCGGCTTGTTGGGCGGGTTTGACTTCCAGCCTGTTTTTTCGGAGCAGCCATTAAGCCGAAGTGAGCCAAAGGAAGAAGAAGTAAGCCAAACAAAGCCGAATAATGCCGAACAAGAGCAAGTTAAGCCTAATGAAACCACAGACAGCCATGCACAGCCAAGTGAAGCTGAATTGAGCAGTATTAAGCCGAAGCAAGCCAAAGACGGCGAAACACAGCCGAACAATGCCGTAGTAAGCGAAAGTAAGCCAAAGAAACTGAAACAGGCAAGGGAAACGAAACGGCTGATTGAGCAGGGCAACATTCCCGGCGCACTTGCCGAAGCTGGCTTGACGAAGAAAAAAATCCCGATGCCGGAATCGCATCAGGGCGTTGCAAGCGGTGACGGCAAGCGGTCTAAGCGCATTACCATCCTTATGAGCGAGGAGGAACGAAAGTACATCAACCGTGAAGCCAGACGGCACGGAATGACGATTGGGCAGTTCGTGTACGCTCTGGCGGTTGCGGCGGCAGAGGGGAAGATTGAGTTGGAAGATTTTTTGGAGGATTGACGTATGATTGTTTATAGACCTCATCGTGGTTCTTTGGAAGATGCCATGAAAGAAGTAAAAACATTTGACAACTGGTATCAGATGACACATTATATTGCAAATAATTGGAATTTGGCGGTTGGCAAGAAAGTGATAGACCCTGACGATATTGTTATGGACGATAAACCGGTCAATGATGACCGTGTTGGTTGGAAAGACGTTCACATGGTTTTGGCAACTCGTATTGGGAATGACAATTTTATGGAAAAATACGGAAACTCGCAGTGTATCGGGTATTGCACATACGATGCCGTAAGTGTCAAAAAATACTTAACACCGAAAGAAGTAGGGGGCGAAAACTTTTATTGGGTCAAAATCCAGTACGATGATGACGAAAAATGCAGACACTTTCAAGCTCCGTTCGTTTTGTTTGCGAATAACAAGGATGAAGCAAAAGCTAAAATAGAGCGAGAAGTTCCCGGAAAGTTTTCCATCGTTGGAATAGTTGAACTCGATAAGAGCCTTGTATTTCATCCGCAAGACTTATTTGACATAAAAGCCCAATCTGTACTTTGGGAATAAAAGAGCCCCTGTGTAGCCGCAATGACCGCACAGGGGAGAAAGGAAGAATATGAGTGAAAAAAGTTTACTTGAGAGCCTGACTTGCAGAGAAAAAGAAAAATTTGCGGTTGGCTTTAGATGTCAATGTTGTGGAACGGTTGCTTGGGTAAAAGGTAAAGACATGAAGATAGAAGAAAAATTCATGGACAGAAAATTCATGGATGGAAGCTATGTTTGGATTTGTCCGATGTGCAAGTTCGGAATGGAAAGCATTACCTTTGCTCCAGTCGAAAATATTTTTGACGAATAACAAAAACAAACCCCTGTGCAACCAATCAAGGCTACACAGGGATTTTCTTTACTTATCAGCAATGCAATCCCAGTAGAGATATGCCTTGCCATCTGCGGCATCTGCGTCCTCAAGGAACGCCTTTGCCATGTCAGCGTAGAAACCCGGAGTGTCAACGGACTGGCGCTTTGCCACCTGACAATAATCCGAGTACATCATGTTCATGACAGCCCAGAAATCGTTCGGGTCACAGGTGATGTTGCGCTGTTTGGCAACGTCCTGTGTCTGCTCCAGCGTCCAGTGACAACCTTTAGTGCCGTCAGCATTTACCATGCTATCACACCATTCCTCCGCTTCATCGTGGGTGAGGTGTTTGCGTGGCATCTTGATGGAGCGGCTGTCCGCACCGCCATGCTCATACTGTCCAGACCGCTTGTCCCATTCTCCGCTTTGCGAGAAGCCAATCTGCGGCATCTTGCGCCCATACTCTACGTCAGGGTAGCGCGGGATAGGGTAGGGGTCGATATAACGGTTCTCCTCCTGCGGATAGTAAGGATGGCGGTCATTGCAATCTTCCAGCTTGCGCAGACGGCGTTCCAGCTCACGCTCCCTGCGGTCACGCTCTTCCTCAAGGCGGTCGCGTTCTGGCTCACGGTCTTTTTCGTGGTCGCGGAGCATCATCATGCGGCGAAAATTAGTCTTGCCCATAATCTATACCTCCTCAAGAAATGGACGCAGGCGCACCAGCGTGGGAACGGCAGAAGCAGCCTAGATACTTGAACGTGCCTGTGCCGGTTGCAGACGTTGCTACACGGGTAGCGTAGCGGGTGCGGGTGTGGATGCTCTCAGCGGTCGCCTGAGCGCAGTTGCAGTCGGTCAGAGGGTATGCGGTCGTGCCTGCGCCAATGGTAATAACCACAGGGGCATTGATGGTGGTCGTGTCCGGCAAGCTCTGAGCAACCACGATACAATATTTTTCGCCCGCAGCGTAAGACCCGGCAGGGATGTTGATAGTCAGCGTGTCGTTGGCGAACGTGACCGCCTGGCTGATGACCAAGTGCGGGCAGAGTTTGCAGCTTGTTTTGCAAGCCATAGTGTTTTCCTCCTATAAAATCAGGGGCAGAGGTGTCTTACCCCTGCCCCGATGGTTCACCCGGTGTTATCGGGGAGTGTGTAGGTTAGCAGCCGCAGCAGCAGTTCACGCCCACGTTAGGGTTTGCCACCTGATAAGCGGGAATCGGACGAGGATTGACCCGATTAAGGATGGTATCGGTCTGCTGGGACATCACAGTGGTCAGAAGCGCATTCTGACGATCCTGAGAAGCGGCGAACTTCAGGTTCTGATTCTCAGCGGTCAGAGTGGCAATCTTATCCTGCGTGAAGTAGTCCATCATGCTGCGGAAATTGGCGTTGCAGTTGTCCACGATGGCGCGGGCGTTGTCTGCGATAGCCTGACGTGTAGCGCAGTCCTGCTGTGCAATGGTGTACTTCAGGTCGCCGATGAGCTGCTTGTTCTCGCAGCAGCAAGATGCAAGTTGCGTGGAAAGTGCGGTCTGACCCGCCTGCCGTGCGTTGCCCTCCTGCATGATGGCGAGGCTGATGGCGTTGTCGCCGTTGGACACGCTGCGTTCCAGACCGTTCACGAGCTGTGCGTTCTGGTAGCCGAGCTGACAGATGGCGCTATTCACGCCCGCAAAGCCGTTTGCGATGTTGGCGTTCACGCCGTTCATCTGCACCAGCTGGTCATAGCCCAGAGAGCAGATGCCGCTCTGGATGCCAGCCAGAGAACGGGAAGTGTCCTGCTGGTAGAAGCCCTCAGACAGCGCCGCGCGAGTATCTGCGCCACCCTGACCAGTTGCGCCAGTGCCGACCAGATAGGGGATGTAGCTGTTCATGCCGTTGTCACCACCGTTTCGACCGTAGCCGTTTGTACCCCAGCCGAAGATGATGGCGAGGATGATAACCGCCCACAGACCTTCGTTGCCGAAAAATCCGCCGTTGTTATTGCCGCCGTCCTGCCCAGCCAGATAACCAGTTGCAAAATCGTCCATAACAAAACTCCTTTCAGTTTTGCGTTATGCCATCCCACCGCCGTGTGCGGTGGGCGAAGCCAAATAAAAGCGGTTTTTATCAAGTCCGCAAAACTGAGAAGCGTTTCGCTTAGAGGGATGCTTTACCGGGGCAGCGTCAGGTTCAGAGCACTTGCCAGTTGATTCAGGTCGATGCCCCGCTCTTTGGCGAGGTTCTGCGCCATCGTTCGGAGCTGTGCTTCGTTTTTGCCCTGAATCAGGTTCAAGCCCTGCATGATAGGGGCGTTTTGCCCGCTCAACTGCTGGATAAGCCCCATAGGGTTCTGTCCGGCACGAGCCAAATTTGCAAGCTGCATGATGGGGCTGTGCGTAATCACATCAAACGGAGAGGACATTGTTATTCTCCTTTCTTTGCTGTGGCAGCGGGCTTAGAAAAGCTTTTCTGCCACTTTTCCAGTTCATCCAGCCTGTGGACGAGGGCGTTATACTCCTCAATAGGCACATACTGCTGTGTCGGTGCAGCGGTCTGCTGTGCCTGTTGCGCCTGCATCTGCCGCCATGCTTCTGGGCTGTAAAACTCCTGTACATAGGATTCACAAGTGTCCGGGTTCAGCCGCTTGCAGTAGATCACTCCGCTGCGCAGGTCGGGGCAATAGGTCGGTCTGCCGTACAGGTCAGACGGTATCGCCAAAAACTCTTCTCTGCTGGAAACAGGTCTACCCAGCAACCAACCGCCGTCCTGTACCGACTGCTGAACAGGCTGCTGCCCATTCATCGGCTGCGGACGCTGCTGCTGTGCCTGCTGCATCTGCGTGTTGGGTAGGGGAGTGGCAAGCCCAACTGTACCCATGCCACCATAAGGATTGACAGGCTGCTGCGGAACGTAGGGCGCTCCGGGTGTTGGGTAATAGCTCATGGTTCATCCCTCCTATTGCACTCAGTGTACCGCAAGCGCCCGGAACGAGAGACAACGAAAGACAAACGAAGGACAAAAAGCTTGATTAGAACTAATACAACTAATACAAAATAGACAAAAAAGAAAGGCAAAGTTTGGTGGCTATGCCTGTATCACTTGTATCAGTTTTGTGGTATAATCAGTACAGTAAAAAATAAATGGAGGGAACAAACATGAAAAATACCACCATCCAAAATCTTGGCAAGCTGTACCATTTGCTGGATAAAGCCTGCAACCCCGACCGCGTGAATCAGGCAGACCTTGACAACGCTACGAGATTTCCCGTACGTGGCGTGATGATGAAAATTACGCTGGCGCACAAGCTCCACAAGATGACCCCGGAGCTTGACAACGCCTGCGCTTACGTCCTGAAGGATGTAGACCTCGAGGACGTGGATAACAGCTTTGCGCTCAAAGCATTGCCGTTGCAGCAGCAGGGAATGTTCCAAATCGGATATATGTCACCCGATTATAAGACACTCGGCGTGTCTGCCGTCAAAATCAAAGTCGCCCGAGAGGGTGCTGGTCTGACCATCCGGGCGCTGTCAGAAAAGACCGGGCTGTCCACCGCAACCATCCAACACGCAGAAGCCGGAAAGCCCATTCGGGCGAAAACTCTTGAGAAAATCGCAAGCGGCTGTGACGTGACGGTTGCTGATTTGCAAGGGTAAAAGAAAAGCGCCCACACGGAAAAATCCGCATAAGCGCTTAACTGTAAAGAGGCACACATTGGAGTGCGATACTAAAATATCACAATATCCAATATATGGCAATGGCTTCGACAAAACTAGTGTATATAAAGCAAAAATCCCCCACTTTGCCTACAAAGTACCCGCGTGGCACGCAGGGCTTCGGCAAAGCAGGGGATTTTTTATGCCGCCGAAACGGCAAAGTCTAAAATCAAGAGAGAAACCGCCCACAGGCAATACCGCTCTCTACAAGGCCGCAGCCTTTCAAATCATAAATCGTATGGCGTATAATGCAAAGACGCATATACCGATAAAACCACGCCTATAAATGCACTATGCCAAAATGGAAGGACGGTTTTTAGAACGCTTGATGTCGCCCCCCAAAATAATCAGAGCGAACAAAACACGGGACAAGAAGTGATATATTTTATTTGCCATAATTCATATAAAATCGTCTCCCGCATGGTACGCACTGTAAGTAGGCGGGCGGGAGACTGTATCAAATATCCACCCTAATGCGCTTCTTTGAGAGGCCGGGAGGATTTGTTAGTTTAATTTTATCATACATCCAGCATTTTTTCAATGCCTTTCAGCCGGTAGCCTATCGCCGTCCGGCTGTAATGCGTCTGTGCTGCAATGTCCGGCAGCGGGAGCCGCTCAACGTACCGCAGTAAGGCTATCTTACGGTCTACCCTCCCAAGCGGTGCGCTTTTGATGGCGGCGGTCATCTGCTGTCGGTCAAGTCCTTGCAGCGCAGCGGGCAGCACTACGCGAGCCGCCGCCACAGGCAGCACCGAGCCAGAAAGGCTGCGGCAACTGTCCGGCGTTGCGCACTCGAGCGGTCACGGCACGGGGATGTCCCATTTTGCCGCCGTTGGCAAAATGGTCACACACTGCGGGCCACAAAATCGGGTACGCACGCCGATTATAATAATAGCGCGGCGTTTGCTCGTATGTAGTGCTTGCCATGATAACCTCCTTACTGCTTTTCCAGCGCCGCCCGGGCGCGGTCAAAGAAAAACTGAATAATGGCTCCGATAGTCTCATCGGTGATGGCCCAGCTGATGAGCCTGCCGTATTTGCTGGCACTCAGGGCGGCTCGGAGCATCTTGACGACCCACGCCTTGCGCTCTGCGCCGCGCTTTGTGCCCTGTATCTCGCGCTCGGCTCGCTCGATGAGGTCCAGCACCAGCGGCTTTACCGCTGCGCCGTATCCCAGGCGAATGCAGCCAATGGCGTAAAAGATAAACCCGCCCAGCATCAGCACTGCCGCCACCGGGGCAGGGATAAGGTCAAAAAGCTTAGTTGCCAGTGCTTCCATGATTGGTCACTCCTTTTAACAGATAGTTGTCGATGTCGGCGCGGCTCTTCTGCATCCCCTCGCGGTTGTTGCCGGACAACTGCGCGTCCAGCAGATTGCGCACCCCGTCGAGGGTCAGACGGCTCACCTCGTCGATTTCTTCAAAGCGGCGCAGGTCTCGGGCGAGGGCCTGCGTGTGCTGAAGCTGGCCCTGCTCCAAGGTGCCGATGCGCTTGTCCATCTCATCCAGCCGCTTGTTCTGCACGTTGTCCGGCTCCTGCGCCTTTTTGATGTACTTGTGGATGATTTCCAGCACCTTATCGATGGTGATGGCTGCAGCGCACAGGCTTCCCAGGATGCCCAGTACCCACAGCAAAGCTTCTTTTTCGGTCATTTGCCCTCCCGGAGACGGGTCAGGCCCTTCTTGCGGATGATTTTCGGGTAGTTGAGTGTCGTGACGTTGAGGTCTACGTTGCCGATGATGCCCGGCACGCTGCCCTTGCTGGTGTGCTGGTGGGCGTTGTAGGCAAAATCGACCTTGGGTGCCTTGCCCGTGTAGTCGGCCAGCCAGACGTCCCACCGAGAGGACAGCCGAGCCATGTCCAGCTCATACTTGTAACCGGTGTAGGTGTAGAGCTGGGCGTAAAAGCCCATCCGCTCCACCTGTTCCAGCGCGTAAGCGGTGAGGTTGGACAGGTCAAGCGTGGACAGCTGCTTGAGCTTGTTTTCCTCCACGTCCACGCAAACAGGGAGAGAAAACTCCTTGCCGTACACCGCCTGCCGCAGCAGGGCAAGCTCTGCATCGGCCATGGCCTCGCTGGTGGCGTAGGTGTAGTAGTAGACGCCCACATCCAGCCCGGCGGCCCGGGCGTTGCGGTAGTTGGTCTCAAAGGTGGGGTCGATGTACAGGCCATCTGCCCGCTTGGAGAGCTTGCGGTTAGTGCTCACGGTCTTGAGCATTGCCCCCTTGTAGCCCGCCGCTGCCACCTGCGCCCAGTCGATAAGGCCCTGATACCGGCTCACATCCACAAAGCGATAGGGCGGGTCGCCCTGCCAGCCGGTCACAGCCTCTGCCCCGGGGGGTTCGGGAGGTTCCGGTGCGGGCTTTGCCTCTTCGGCATCCTGCTTGTCCCCGGGGCCAAAGATAGCCCGCACCAGCTTTTCCAGCAGCTCCAGCAGTTTATTCATTGTAGTAGTCCTCCCCCGTGATCTCCTTGTACTGCTCTTCACTGATCTCGCCGTCGGTCACCCGCTTGGCCAGCTCCCGCTTGACCCCGGTGCGGCGGCTTGCGGGCATCTCTGCCCAGGTCTTGGTACCTGCGGCCAGTCTGTTTGCCCAGATTTTATCCATACTGTACCTCCTTACTTGTTGACGGCGGCATCCAGCTCGCACAGCGAGTCCTCGATAGTCGCCAGCCGCTCCTGTGATTCCATGTCCTGCTCACACAGGGCGTCCTCCATCTCTGCGGCAGTCTTTGCCAGCTGCTCCGCCACGGGTCCGGTCTTGTCGGTCATCCGGTAGTGGCGGTCGATCTCGTACCAGTCATAGCAGCGCCCCTCCGCGTCCTCCGCGCTGCGCAGCTTGCGGATGACCCGGAAACTGTCGGTGATGGTCTGGTCGGGATACTCCCGCTCAAGCTGGTGGTAGCCGGTCAGACCGGTGTGAGCGTCGCCGATGGTCTTGAGGACTTCAGCGCCGCCCTCTGTGCCAAAAACATAGTCCACGTCAGGTTCTCCTTTCTCCGATGCTCTCGGACGACGTGCTTCAGGTCGCGGACGACCCGCTCTCCCCGAAACAGCCATTGATAGAGATGATAATTGTTGCAGTGCCGGAGCTGTCCGAGGCGCGAGAGCAGACTTGCTGCCGCTCTGGGCGTGATGGGCCTCCCCTGCCGCCTGCGCTTGCGATACCGCGCCAGCGCCCGCTTGATGTGCAGCAGATTCCGCTTGCGGGGAATGGTGTACCCTCTGCCGTAGCGATAGCCTACGGCATCCGGCAGGCGGCCTTTGGTGCGCTCATAGCCACGCCGGGGCGGGAGCAGCGGCTCTTTGCGCTGCGGTTTTGCCACCGGGAACACCTGCCAGTCGCCCTTGAGCTGCAGGCCGTGGGCGTCAAGCCAGTCTTCGACCAGTAAGCGGAGCTTCCGCAGCTTGCGTTTGTTGGGACCGAATGCCGTCATGTTGTCCATGTACCGGGCGTAGTGTTTGCAATAGCCGCTCTCCCGGATGAGCCGGTCAAGGGGCTGTAAGACGGCGTTGGCGAACCACTGGGAAGTGTACGTCCCCAGCTTTACGCCGTCCCGGATGATGCGCCGGATGAGGTCGAGGACACGGCAGTCCTTGTAGAGCTGCCGCATCCGGGCCATGACGACTTCCGGGGTCAGGCTGTCGTAAAAGTGGCGGATGTCGCCACAAAACTCGTACTTCATCCCCTTGCGGTCGTACTTCATCCATCGCTGGATGGCGTTCTTTTCCCGGTGCGGCCCGCGTTCCCGGATGGAGCCGCAGCAGTAAAAATCCATTCCCCGCATCATCCTGGGCTGCAAGACCTGGATGAGGGCGTGGTGGACGTACTGGTCGGGCCACTGGGCCGGTTCGCTGATGGTGCGCCATTTCCGGGCATTGGCGTCCCATCGCTGGCTGACATGGGGCTTTTTCGGCTCAAAACCGCCGACGAGTATTCGCCGCAGGTCTTCCACCCGCTGCGCCTTGGTCTCCTCCACCCACGCCGTACAGGTGTTGGGCTTGTGGCCTCGATTCCAGTGGTGGGTGCGGTTCACTTCGTCGATGGCAAGCAGCAAATTATCATCGGATATAAGCGTATCAAAGAGCTTTCCAGCTCTCTTCATGGGATACCCTCCTTTTAGCTGTACGGACGTTCCAGCGCCCCTTGCGGGGTGTACTAGCCCGCTCCCAAAATGCCTATCTTCACCGTGAGGTGTGCGGCTGCCTGTGCCGTAAAATGTGAGGTTGGATAAAATCAAAAAGGAAACGACAGCCGAGGTACCCGTCGTAGCTCGACGCGGTGTTGTAGTAGACGTAGAACATACCATAGTTGGCGTTCTGGTTATAGTTACCGCCAACGTAGAGGCAGGGGTTCGACGAGTCAAAGTTCCAGTTATCGCACGAGCCCGGGAACAAAAAACACCGGCAATGCACAGACAGTCCCATATAAAGTTCAGCGCCTTACGGCGCGGTTATCTGCGGGGGCTGCGGCCCCCTCAGACTCCCCCGTTGGGGAGTTCTTGGAGGCGGCAGCCGACGTACCCGCCATAGTACGACGCGGTGTTGTAGTTGACGAAGAACATACCAAAGTTGGCGCTCTGGTCATAGTTACCGCCAACGCAGAGGCAGCGGCTCGACGAGCTGAAGTACCAGCAATCGCACGAGTACGTTGCGTCACTACCGGACGCGGATGTGGGGATAAACACCGGGAAGCCGCCGTTTGCCTTGACCTTGAATGCGGACGGCCAGCCATTGGACGGGACGCCCACCGCGGTGCCATTGCTGCTGTCGCTGAACTTGGAGGGGTTCAGGATGATGTTCAGGCCGTCGCTGTTGTTGTAGCAGCCATCGCACCAGTCCAACACGTTATCCCACAGGCCCTCGATGTTGCGGTACTGCGTCCCGTAGCCATAGGCGGTGCGGCTGCTCTGGGTCGTACCGGTGTGGTACGGCATACTGTCGGTGTAGCCCATCGACTGCGGAGAGCTGTTGTTGCCGCATCCATAGCCGATTTTCGCCTGACTGTTCCAATCGGCAAACTCGACGATGTACAGCAGCCAGAGCGTAAACCGCATGGCAAAATCGCTCTGCCAGATGGTTGAGCCGAGATTGTGGATGCCGGAGCGGGCCGAAGAGCGGGTCATGTTCGCCCTGGGGCTGCCGGTGCCGCTCTTATAGGTGCCGTTGCAGTGGTATCTGCCGATGTACACCACGTCCCGCTCACCGTGACCGTCGCCTCTGTCCATGTGGGCGGGGCTGACGCTGTAGCCCTCCACCGCGCGGTCGGCGATCTGAATGCTCATGCCCCTGCCGTTTTGGGTCAGCTTGTACCAAAATTTCGGGATGCTGACCATCGTGCCGCCGGTGCGCTCGCTCTTTACCATGCCCGCCCAGGGCTGTAAGTTGTCAAAGGGACTGCCATAGCTGCTTGCGCCCGCGACGTAAGGCACCGGGTCGGTAAAGTCTGCCGCCTCGTCGGTGCGGCTCCACTTGGTGGTGCTGGTGCCGTCCCAGCTTGCGCCGTAGATGTGGGTGTATGCAAGTTCAAGGGGATAGTCCTTGTACTCGCTCACCTCCAAGCTGCCCTCGGCGGTCTCGTCGCCCAACGTGGCCGTTACCGTCCACGTGCCAGCGATGGGCAGATACAGCTTGATGCTGCCGCTCTCCGGCACCGTGCCGGAGACGGTCTTGTCCCCGCACTGGGCGGTGACGGTGCTGCCCGCCTTAACCGTGACGGTCAGGGTGTAGTAGGTCAGGGTAAGGGTCTTGGTGCGGCAATACTCCGCCTGCATTGTCTCCGTGGCCACGCCGGTGCCGAGCGTGGCGGTGACCTCCCACTCGCCGTCGTGGGGCAGGGCCGCAGAAAAGCTGCCGTCGGTGGCCGTGCCAGTTACCTTTTTGTCCCCGCTGACTGCGGTGACGGTGCTTCCCGCTTCCGTCTGCACCACCACCCGGGGCAGTACGATGCTGCCTACAGCCGCAGCGTCCGCAGCAGCGCCGGAGATGGTGAGGGTCTTGTCGGTCTCGATTTTGATAGCGTTGATGCGGTCGCCGGTGGCTTTGGCGTCTGCGGGTGCGCCCTTGACTGTCAGGGTGGGGTCGGTGCTTACGATAGCCGCTGCATTGTCCGCATACTGCTTCGCCGCAGCTTCACTCTTCGCCGCAGCGTCTTTACTTTTTTCCGAAGAGGTTGCGGCTAATTCAGCAGCGTCTTTTGCGGTTGACGCAACGGTTGCGGCGGCTTCTGCCTTTTCCTTTGCAATGTCAGCCCCTGCAACATCACTCAGAGTGTTGAGGGTGTCGGCGTTCATTGGAGTACCCTCGACAACAGGTTCATCATTACGAATCAAAGTGACGATTTCTGATGTGCCGTCAGATTTCATCATAGTCCAACGCCCGGGATATTTTGCTTTTCGGTCAACAAAATGCATAATAGGGTTCACCTCCGCATATTGTATCTGAACAATAAAGTAAATGGTCCTTTGCCATCGCTTCAATGTCAGACAAAACTTTTTCTATTTGGTTGATAACCGCAAAATGATAACTCAGCGTCTCGGGAACTCCCGGGGTAGAACTTTTACCGCTGCATTTGGAACGAATGGCTTTCACATTATCAATCCACCGAGTGGCATCCGCAATGGTCAGATAATCATTGATTGTCCAACCAGCTTCCACAGGCACGGTTAAACCGATTGTTCCTGAAAAAATAAGCTTGCTGTCGTCGCCGTAATAAGCGCTTCCATTTGTAATGTTGACGTAGTCGTTTGCGACGACCCATGAGGGATCGACAGAGGGCGGGTAGAAGTTGTTGGAGGCGGCGAAATAGAGCTGGTATTCGACG